GATAATGGTCATTCACCAGTAAGGATGGAGTTATTACCAAATTACAAGGGCCATAGGAAAAACATATCAGTAGATTATGAATCATTGCAAAATCAAAAGGCAATTATAATGAAAATGCTGGGTATGCTAAGAATTAATTATATCTTCGATAAAAAGAAATCTACAGTATATGAAGGAGATGACTTCTTAGCATACCTTGCAATTAAAAAATTCCAATCCGAGAAAATGATACTTATATCATCGGATAAAGACTTTAACCAGTTGCTATCAAATAACCTGAGGATATATAATCCCAGAAAAGATGAGATGATAAGAATGGATAACTGCAAAGAACTATTCGGTTATCATTCTCATGAAACGGTAGAGTACCTTGCAATGGTTGGAGATACTTCCGATGATATACCAGGGTTCCCGGGTATAGGCCCAGTAAAAGCAAGGAAAATCCTTGATGAGGGTAGAATTGAGAAGTTTATTGCCCAGAGTAAGAACAAAGAATATCTTCAAATATGGAAAAGGAATGAACAGTTAATCGACCTTTTCTGGTTTGTAAGACATAATCCATTGGATAAGTTACCAATTAAGTCAAAGAAGAAGTTTAAGTATGAGAAATTCAAAGAGCTTTGTATCGAATACTCTTTAGCATCATTTTTGACAAATGAATTTATAAAACCATTTAAAGCATTACATCATGAGTAAGAGAATTATGTTTGTGGGTCCCTCTGGTATAGGGAAAACTACTTTAGCTAAGTATGTAGCTAAGAGAGAAGATCTACCTTTTATTTCTGGTAGTATGTCAGATTTATTACCTGCTACTGAAGGGGTATCACATAATGAAATATTATCCCTCGGTTCGGAGGCAATGTATAAAGCAGATTTTCAACTTCTGAACAAAAGGAATAGGTTATTCAAGGATAGAGAATACTTCGTAACCGATAGGAGTTATGCAGATTTGGCTGCTTATTTTTGGTATAAGCAATCAAGAACTTTACCAGAATGTGAAATGGAACATTTTTTCTGTCAATGTAAGACTTTAATGGAAGATCAATGTGATGTAGCAATCTTCTTACCATTAAATCTAGATACTTATAAGCATTGGTCAATGGAAGATAATGGTAAGAGAATACTTAACAGATTCTTCCAAGTTCAGATATCATCTCTTATGGGGGAATTGCTTGCAAATTGGGAAATACCCACTATTTGTATACCTGAGCTCGATTTAGGTATGAGAACGGAACAAATCAATTACCATTTAGATAGGATATGGGGAAAGAAGTAATAGCAATAGCCTTCTCGGATTTACATATAAACATATGGGCTAAGTTTAATGAGAACAATCACAGGACCCTGAATAGTTTCAGGGTTTTGTCGATTATACGGAAATTATGTAGAAGGTTTAACTGTCCTGCATTATTCTGTGGAGACTTATTTCATAAGGCCGAAACAATGGACCAAGAATTGGCAGAGATATGTTATAACGAACTAATTGAGGGGTTTTGGATATATGCCATATCTGGAAATCATGATATTAAGAAAATAAGTAAGGTTGGTACTAAACCGTTCAGCTGGCTTTATCAAGTAGAGAAGTATGGTATCATGATATTAGATTATGAAAAAACTCAATTATCCCCTACACATAAAGATATTATGGTGTATGGGGTTCCTTATATTGATAATAATGTGGGTCTAAGTGAATACTTAAAGAAATTAGAATTAGATAAAAGTAAAAAGAATATTCTTTTACTACACACTGATTATCCTGGTGCAAAGGATACAGATGGTAGAGAGATAGATTCCGTAGAAAACTTAAATGTGAATGTTCTCAATAAATTCGATTTAGTATTATGTGGGCATATACACAAACCCCAGAGATTATCAAAGAAGGTTTATATGATTGGGGCACCTAACCATCAAAGAAGAACTGATAGGGACTGTGAATTGGGGTATTGGAAAATCTACGAAGATTTGTCTCTGAAGTTTGTACCTTTGAAAAATTTCCCAAAGTTCATCGATGTAGAAAGAGAAGAGGATATTAAGGATGATGGCAATTATTATACGGTAATCCCTCAAAAAGCTAGTACTCCAGTTAATAATAAACATAAGATTACTAAGCAACTTTCTAAGAAGTCTCTAGCAAAGAGATACCTAAGAGAGAAAGGTATTAAAGATGAGGTTAAAACTAATCTATTAATTGAAACACTTAAAAAGGCTGAGTCATGTTAACGTTCTTAAACTTAGAGGCAGAAGGATTTTGTTCAATAGAATCCTTACATCTACAATTAAACCCAACTTGTACCATACTTATCAAGGCACCAAATGGAAAAGGGAAATCAACTATTCTCTCTGCCTTGGTATGGGCAATATATGGGAAAAACCTAAAGGGTGTTTCTGAGGTAAATACTTGGAAGCAAGTAAGGCCTAAAGATTACAAGGGTACTAAGGTACAAGTATATTTTCAGAAAGATTCTCATACATATAAGATAGTTAGATGTCAAAAGTATGATGAAGTACTTGAGGATGGTGCTAAAGGCAAAGACAGACTTATCTTCATGAAAGATGGAGATATAGTCGATATAAAAGGGAAGGGGAAGATACAAGATTTTATAAACAGAGAGATAGGTTTATCATATACTCTGTTTATGAATTCAATCATGTTTGGTCAGGGTATAAAGAGACTTATACAAGAATCTAATTCGGATAAGAAAAAGATATTCGAAGAAGTATTTGATTTAGAGTTCTTAAACCTTGCTAAAGGCATTGCATTACAAGATAAAAATAACTTGATATCTCAAATAAATGAGGTAGAGCATGAGTCTCAAATGCTTAAGAAAGAATTGGAGGCTAATAAGGAAGCTTACTTCGATATGAGAGATAGAGAAAAATCCTTCAAGCAAAAAATCAAAGAAGAAAGAAGAGAGTTAAAGCAAGATAGAGAAAAGCTAACTAAGTTACTGATTGAGAAACAAAAACAAATTAAGGATGAAATAGATGCTTCACTTCAGATAAAGATTAAAAAACAAAATGAACTAATCCTTGATTTGAGGGGTAAGATAAAAGATGCCAAGAATTTATCAAATGTACCTCTTAAGAAAGTAATTAAAGAATTAGTAATACAGTTAGAAGAAGGTCACTACAAACGTGCATTACGTGATGCCAAATCAATATATAAAGCGTTCTCTGACCTTGATAAATATGATAAGGAGTATCAGGAGGCATTAGAAAGGTTGGAAGAACTTAGTAGTGTAAATGATAGGTATAAGAAATTAAAATCAGACTGTGATGATATTGCTTCTGATATTGCTTCTATTGACGAAGACCTGGCTAAGCTCAAGCAAGAAAAGCTTAAGGTCATGTCTCCAAAGTATAAACAAAAACTTAAGGAGATTAGGAAGAATTTACGGAAGGTTGATGAAGACTTTCACAATAAAGAGTTAGAGTTAGAGAATTATAACTGGTTAATTAATGACCCATTGGGTAATAATGGGATTAAGGCTTATCTATTTGATTCATCCCTTGAGTTCTTAAATAAATGCCTTGATAAGTATTCAGAGGTATTGGGATTTAGGGTTGAATTTAATATTGATTTGGGCACTGCTAGAAAAGAATTTGTTACTCTTATTGAAAGGGATGGGCAAATAATTGATTATGATGAACTTAGCGGTGGAGAAAAACAATTATGTAATGTTGCAATGGCATTTGCAATGAATGAAGCTCTTACGGCTTCTAAGGGTATTAACTTAGCATTCTCGATGAGGTATTTGAATCTTTAAGTTCAGATAATGTAGAAGTAGTTACCTCACTAATACGTCACATATTCAAAGAGAAAACTCTATTCTTGATAACCCACTTAGATTCACTTCCTCTTGGTAATACCAAAATTCTGCAAGTGGAAAAGACCCAAGGCCTGAGTAGGTACCAATTACTTTAAATTATGAAAAAGAGTAATTTAACTGATTACCCAAATTATAGGGTTTCTAAAAGAGGTAAGATAATCAGATTATCAGATGGGAAAGTTATAAAATGTTACTTGAACCATAGGTTCAATAGGTATTATTGTTGGCTATACGATTCCAAGAATATTAGAGTCAAAGTATATAGGTATAGATTAGTAGCTATGGCTTGGATTCCCAATCCTGAGAATAAACCTGAAGTTTGCCATATAGATAATAATTCAACCCATGATTATTATAAGAATTTATATTGGGAACTCATAAAGAGAATATGGAACAAATGTCAAGAGATGGGAGAAGTACTAGAAATAAAAGTATAATCAGAAATATCAGTAAGTCTCGAATTACTTTAGTAAAGAGAAAAGACTATCAGAAGGTTTCTTTTGATATACCCTCAGAGAAACTAGAGCTTGTAATTAAGAAATTCTTTGGGAGTTGAGGCTATAATGGTATATAAAATACAATACACCATTATATTATGAACTCTAAGAATAAAGGAAATCGATTCGAAAGAAAAATTGCCGGGTTTTTTACGAAATGGACCGGGTACAAATTTGAAAGGAATAGAGCAGGGAGTGGAGCTTGGCATTCAAACAAGGACTCCACTTCCGATTTAACCTGTACTGATGAAAGGCATGCTCATAGATGTAAGATATCTATCGAATGCAAGAATTATAAAGAGATTAAGTTTGAACATCTACTCTTAGGTAATAAGGGATGCGATATATTGAAATTCTGGGAACAAGCTTCTAAGGATGCAAAAAGAGCAAATAAAGTTCCCATACTCTGTATGAGATATAATTCAATGCCATCAGAAGAATTTTTCTTTGTAGTTGGAAAGGATTTATCTTCCGTATTCTATAAACCCCTATTCGATAAAGCCAATATTATGGTAATTGATGTACCAAAGATAGGTGAGATTCTTTATGTATTCATGGCTAGTGACATATTGAAGAATGTAAACTATAAGTTAGTACATAAACAAGCTAAGTTAATTCTTAAAAACCGGTAACCTATGAAGAAGCATACCCCATACTCATATTGTATATTTTACCTTGAAAGGAAGTACTGTGATAAAATCAATAAAGAACTCAAAGAAAAGGGGTATGACCAAATCAAGGCAATTATTCCTATGGTAAACGTATTAAGAAAAACCACAAAGGGTAAGATGGTATTCGAAGAAGTACCAGTATTATTCAATTATGGTTTTATGAGAATGCCCACTAAATTAGCATTCTCAAGGCCCTTTCTTAATAAGTTACGTAGGAATATATCTGGTATCAGAACTTGGTTACGTAATACCGAGACAATGCACCCAAGAAAGAAAAAGGTAAGGATTGACAATGCAGAAGACTTTGATGATTTCTCTTTAGTGGCTACTTGTAGTAGAAAAGAAGTAAGGCGATTTAAACGTATTGCTAGAGAGAATAAGAAGTTTTCAGTAGATGATTTAGTCAATGTAAAGCCTGGAGATTACTTAGTATTACGGGGTTATCCTTATGAGGGAGTAGATGCTACAGTATTAGAGGTTGACCATCTTTGTAAAAGAGTAAAAGTTCTTATATACCCTGAAATGGGAAGAATGGAAGTATGGTTACCTTTTGACAACGTTATCTATAGTGTATATTTAAATCATGACCCAGATAAGCTTTATGCTAATTCTGGGGAATATGATCCTAATCAGATAACCAATGAAGCAATTGATAGTATAATGAGATATAGGAGAATTTAATGTTATGAACGAAGCTCAACAAAAAGCCTGGAGTTGTTTAATTGATAAAGAACAACAATCATTATTCCTTCAACTATCAGAAAGTAAATCTTCATGGGAAGCTGGTGAAATTTTAAAGTTATCTCATTACAAGTATCTTGAAATCCGGGAACGGTCAGAGAAATTCTTTAGGCTATTCTCGGATTTTTTTGAGAAACACACTTCTATTTTTCGACCAGATTGCCCCTGTGAGAGGAATTTCCAAGATTATATGGAGGGATGTTTAGAGAAACGATTAAAAAGAAAAGAAGCAAGCTTATTCACAGGAGACTCAGCTCAATTACTCCCAAAGGTAAACTCTAAAAATATAGAGAGAAACATGAAGAGGTTAAAGGAGTCTGAGGATGAATGGGATATGGACACTCTAAGATTAATTCTTGAATTTGATAGGTGGAATAACTTTAGAATACTTCCAAGGATGCTACAACAGCCATCTGCATTTAAAAGGCGGTCGAATAAGAAGGATAAGATATATATCAGGTATCTTCTTAATAGAGTACCGGATTGGATGCACACTAAACTCAAGGAAAGGTTTAGGTATAAAGTAAAACCAGGAAAGAAAAAGTATTGGGTAGCTTTAATATCTGAGGACCTATATACCGATGGTTATCTATTGTTACCAGTAAGACCTTTGGATGGAGTAGTAGATGAATTTAGTAGATTCTACATGTATGTATTTAAAACTAAAGATGATGCTGATACCTTTGGTTTTATGGTATCTAAGTTCATGATTAAAACCGAATCTGTTAAGCTTGGACAAAAATTTTGGCCAGAGTACCGTTGCTGTGTGGAAAGAGCAGTAAACTATAATCAAGTGAACAACATAGAATTCAATATTAAGAAATTGGATATGGCTTATAACACACATATCAAGAGAAAGCATAAAAAACCTAAATCCACTGCTGCGAACCGAGCAAAAACCTCGGATTTTTATAAAAATAAATAGAGAAATAAGATAAGATTAAATTATTTATTCTTATATTTGCAAAGAAAATAAATGAATACTTTAAAATATTAATGATATGGCAAAAAAGAGTAGAAAAGACATGAAAGCTCCATCCAAGGAGAAATCAAATTTCCTTGGTGCTTCTGGGAGAAACATGACTTATAAGGATTTAAAGAGAAAGGCAATAATATTAGGGATGCCTTTCCCTGATGCTTGTTCTGCTGGGGTATTTGACTTATTACATCATATCAATGTATCAGAAGAAAAGCCCGATAAATCGTTAATTGATAAATATGACGATTGGATGGATAAGCAATTAGAAAATATTGGGTATTCGAAAGATGACCCATTAAGAAATTCCAGATTAAGGCTTGGGTTTCTCGGAGAAGAAGGGGAAAATGGGCAAAGAAGAACCAAACGAGTTCCTGGGATAAAGAAACCTCGAGAAAAGAAACCACCAAGAGAGAGGGATGAATTTAATCTTATCAAGGGTACAAAGAAATCTTATGTATTTGAATTAACTGCAAAAGGTTTTGAACTTGATAGAGTTATTCGGAGAATGAAAAAGAAATTCCCCGAAGCAAATGAGAAATCTATCAATCTTTGGTATAGAATGGCAAAGAGGAATATAAATGGTAAAACTAAAGGAAAGTAACAACGGACCCATACGACCAGATAGGTATTATATATGGACTTGGAGACCAGATACCACCAATAAGATTGTTACTGAAAAGAAATTATATAGGAAACATCTAACTGGTATACCTTACTTTACTAGACACCAAGTAAAGGTTACCTTAGTTTATCTTTATGGTGTAGATGTTCTTCAATATATCCATATAATATCTGGGAGGAAACTTATAAAACAAGGCATTAGAGAATTATCCGATATGAATGGTAAACTTCTTAAAAAGGGTAGTACTAAATTCTGGTTTAAGGGTAAATTCGTAAAAGCAAGGAAGTTCATAATGCCCGATGAATATCACATAGATAAACACCGACGAAGAAGATTTATGGTACAAATGCACCGAGTCTTTAAGTCTAAAGGAAAGAAGGAATTCAATGAAAGGTACTCAATCAAACTCTATGGACAACGGCAAGGCATATCTCCCAAGTATACAAGGCAAAAGAGATTACAAATCAATCTTGCTATCCTACAGGATTTACAACAGGCTGAGTCAAGAGGAGAAACATAAATTCAATCTGTTATTCCTGCAGTATCCCCCATTGGTAAGTTCATTGGCTTTATATTTAAGAAAGAAGATGAACATCCCAATACAAAAGGTACTATTTATCAAAGCACAAAGGGATATGCTTGAAATATTCGATGAGGCATCACTTAAATTTTTAGGGTATTTGCCTAAAGAAAGGTTTATTAAGAAGTCTTTATTATTTCAAGGGTTTGTTCCATTAGAGAGTATTAAACTTAGAAGGTCTTATGCTTATATAATGACAAATAGGATGATAGAAAATAAAATATGGGTCTACCCAATTCGATTATCCGATAACTATAAAACAATGATAAAAGGGAAATACAAATCCTATACCGAAGTATTTGGGAAGGTGGGTATTCCTGGGATAACTAAAATTAAATATAGCAATGAATAATAACGAAGGTTTTAAAATCACAGCACATCAACCAGCAAACCCATTTGCAGGTAAGAAGTTTAAGATAGTCACTTATCAAGGTGACAAGGAACTTGCCTCTCAGGCAATAACAATTGAATCTCAATTAGAATTAAAGACAACTCTAGATGAGATAAAACAATTCAATATTGCTCAGGAGGAATTAGTAAAATCTGGGTATACTCAGAAATCCATACTGGTAAAGAAACTTATAACAGAGTGATATAAATAAATTATTAACCAACTTAAACATTACGAAAATGGCTAAGAAGAAAAAAGAAGTGGAACTGAAAGAAGTTTCCAGAACAGAAATCAATGGTGCAATCATCATTAAGTACGAAGACGGCTCAGTAAAGATTATCCCTGCTCCTATCATGCTTTCTGCCGAAGAAGCCGAAGACCTTTTCGGTTCTGAATCCGATGACGAGGAAGAAGAAGAAGAGGAAGAATCAGACGATGATGATGATGATGATGATTCCGAAGAGGAAGAAGAAGAAGAGGAATCGGATGATGACGATGAGGAAGATGAGGAAGGTGATGATGATGATGATGATTCCGAAGAGGAAGAAGAAGAGGAAGAACTGACCGGTGAAGAACTTGCCGAAATGGACTTCGAAGAACTTGAGGATGTCTGCGACGACAAAGACCTTGAAACTGACCCAGACGATTATGATGAAGACGACGTCGAAAAACTCCGTAAAGCAATTGCCAAAGAACTCGGTCTCAAATTGCCGGCAAAGAAAGAAACCAAAGGTAAAGGCAAGAAAGGGAAAAAGTAATCTGGTAACTGTATTCAAGATTTAAAAGAAGGTAGGGAAATTTCCCTACCTTTACTATCAACTATTAATAAACGTAGAAGTTTACTTATAATAACCATTAACTTATAAAACATTAAAAATTATGGCAACAAAGAAATCAGACTCCAAGAAGAAAGGGGATAAGGAAAAAGACCCCGAAAAAGAAGCTAAACGTAAAGCTCGTCAAGAGGCACTCAAGAATCGGCCGGCTGAACAACGACCCAACAGCAAGCAAATCGATGTTATTGCCATTAACGACAAATCCAAGGTAATGAACTTTGGTTATGCCGTTAAGAACAAGGAAGGCTATCAGGGTGTAGTGGTTACTTCTGTATTGGTTACGGATGGCAAACCGGTATCAACTTCAGTTTCATTCGTTCCGGGAACTCTTACCGTTAAGTCTAAGAAAGGACATGGCGTTATTTGTTCTCCGAAAAACAAAAAGGCTAAGGAAGAAGAAGAGGAAGAATCAGAAGATTAAACTCTAACTTACTAACTACTATCCCATATGTCTGCTATATAAATTTAGAGTTTAAGTTCATATGAATAACATCTACACTTAGGACGTTGTTCAGCCAAAAGCTCATTGCCTGTGAAGGTAGTGGGCTTTAATTTTTTATACCCATGGAAGAAGAGAAATTAGCAATTCGAAAGAACATTCGAATACTTGCATTGGATAATCTAATAAATACTTATACTGATGCACTAGAAGATAAAGAATTAAACCTGGGACCAGATGAAAGGGAACTTGCCATCAATATAATAAATGAGGCAAGAGAAATGCTATCAGAAGAAACTCAGGAAGTATCTAACCAAGTAATGCAAAGACCCAAATGGAAAAAGACTTAAGATTATTAGTGGGAAACATTAATCAAACTCTCAGAGAATTAGATTATGTTTCGTACCTTAAAAAGGTAGCTCTTAGTAAGGGTAAGAAAGGCGAATACCAATCCCATAGGTTGAAGAGTAATTATCTGAAAAGAAAACTCATATCTCTTAAAGGAGCCCTGAATAAAAAACTTCATGGGACTTATATTGTTGCCCAATTTAATTTTATAAGGGGGGAACAGAAAGAAACTTTTGAACAAACTTTTACGGACTTATCTCAGAAAGAGGTAGAAGATATACTTCAACTCGAGGCAGTTTTAAAACAATGCAGTTTAGAAATCCTAGAAATTAAAGAAATCCCAACCCAAATTAGGAAGGTATAACTATGGTATTATGTAAATAGGAAATTCAATTATTCACCTAATATAAATGAAAATGGCTAAGAAAGACGAAAAGAAGAGTAAATCGGAATCCAAGACTCCGGAACTCACAAAGGCTAAGAAAGCTTTGGATGCTTACCTTAAAGAGAACAAGTTGGACCCTACTAAGGATTGGACCAAAGACAAGAAACATGGTAAAAAGGTTACCGAACTTGTAAACAAGCTCAATAAGGAAAGAGACAAAGTTGCTGCTGCCTATCCTGAAGCTGACCAAGAGAACAACAAGAAATTGGTAAAACTCCAGGAAAAAGAGAAGAAGGAAAAAGCTGAGAAGAAGGCTGCCAAAGAGAAAAAAGAAAAGAAGGGGAATGGTGGTAGAACAGCTACCAAATACGATTATCCTCTCATCGATGGCAGAGAAATGACTTCGGCTGAGAAGAAAAAATATCGTATGGAGCAAAGAAAACTTGCTTCAGGTAAGGCTCCCAAGGAGGAAAAGGAAACTAAGAAAAAGAAGGAAGAAAAGGTAAAAGAAAAACCGGCTTCCGATAAGAAAGATAAGAAGGCCAAAGACAAGAAGAAAAAGAAGGCCGCTAAAGAAGAAGATTAATAAGAGCACTTTTTACTTTTACTTATCATATTTTTGAGTATTCGTTAATAATGGTAGAAGGCCTGGCAATATAAAAATTGTTCAGGCCTTTTATTTTCTAATTAAGTCGAAAATGGAACAAGAAGTATATAAACCAAAACTTAGAATCACTACACTATCAGAGAATGGTACCCCATTATCCGATAGGTTGGTAGATGCCTATACCGAGATGAATTCAGGTCCAAAGGTACAGCATAACGGTCCCATAAGAGTAGAAGTAACTCTTACTAATAAACAAGATATTGATAACTTCAAAGAATACTTAGATAGGTTATCTGGTACATTGCCTGCTAAGGCACCTAATGTTGGCAGAGGAAGACCTGCAGGGTCTACAACTAAGGAATTGGAATCACCAAGGGAGGATATTCTTGCAGATGTAGAAAAAATGATTGAAGAGGGTAAAAGCCAACAAGATATCATTAAATATCTTAGGGGATTGGGATTTGTATTTATCCTTACTGAAGATTTTCTATTTCACTTTCCTGGATTTGAGTTTAATAAAAAAGATGTGGGAGAAGCAACAGACAATAAGCAATATCCCAATTCATTCTCTTGGATGGCAAGATGTATCAAACGAGCTAAGGACCCAAAAGCAGATAAATTTGACCCAATGGTAATCTTTGGTTTTAGCATTCTTGGGGGACCCTCGAAAAAGATTATCCCATATCTCTATAAGGAAAGGAGGAAACCATTAAGGGCCCAAGTTGGTAAAAACGTAATCTCCTTCTCTCAGGCAGAATTCACTAAACTTCCCAAGTATATGAGGGAAGATGAACGTATTAAGTTCTCTACAGAGCAAAGACAATTACTTCTCAATCCAGAAAAGAAGCCTTCTAAATTCTTTATGCGATGGGTAGATGATGCTATCTTCCCCGACTCAATCAAGGAAAAGATAGAGGAAATCAAGAACCGCTAACACTTACCTCCGTATTTATTAAAAGAGTATTTTATATAAAATAATTTTAGTATATTTGCATAAAGAAAATTTAATTATGGACAAGGAAACAAAAGACATCGTAAAGCTCATTGCTGGTATTCAGATTGAATCACTCAACTCAATCAAAGAGGACGTTAAAAATGGAAATGATATTGCCCAAGACTTAATCAAAAAACTCCTTCAGATTGAGGATGACGAAATAATTCGAGCACTAGATGAGCACATTGAATTATACGTAGAAATGGAGAATACCCCTCAACTGATAAATATGTTAAGCGAATACCAAATGCTGGTATGCTCTCACATATTATTCAGAATGGAAGATGAATGGGTACATACTAATTCTCAGGGAGTACTTGGTACCTGGGCAATATTCCAGAGGGCAAATCTCAAATTCCACCCAGAACTAACACTTTTAAAATTTTAATATAGACATGGAAAAGAACGAATACTTAGAATCAGTAGAAATGAACACCGGAGTCGAAATGATCCCTTGCGAATCCTCTAACATTGAGGGCTTTGGTTATGACTCAAAGAAAAAACAACTTTGGGTTGCTTTTAAAGGTAATCGAGTTTATCGCTATGATGATGTACCTTATGAAATCTGCAACGGTTTACATCAAGCAGAATCAAAAGGTAAATACCTTGCAAAGAACATTAAAAATAAATTCGAAACTACAGGTTATGAACTCAGAAACTAAATTCATATTGGGCCTGGTAACCCTGGGGGCAGTGATTTACTTTATTGGTGAGAATAGAACTCATCCAGTAGAAGTGAGCACTGCTCCTTCTCGTTTTGAAAGTCCAATAACCAAGTTAATCTCTCTTCAAGATAGCATGGGTATTAAACCAAAAGAAAGGGAGCAAAAGAAACAATGGTATAAATATAGGGTAGAAATAGAAACGATTCCAGAAAATCAAATCTATAAGATTGAGAAATCTGGATACCAGCAATATGAAGTTTCTAGATTGGGTGAAACTTATTCTTATGTAACCTACGAATTTACCTCAGACAAGGTAATGACTACTCAAGAAGCCTATGACTTCGTAAAGAAATATCCTGAAAGATGTACAAGGGTACCCAATACATCACAAGATAACATTTACGATAAATATAACGAGGATTATGAAGATTACATAAATGATCCAGAGGATGAAATTAACTATCCTCCAGAAATCTTCGACTTCTTAGCCGATTAACCCGAGCAAATAGAAAATAATTCAAATAAAATTTTTCTATTTAAAATAAAGTTCTTATATTTGTATCAGAAAAAGAAATTAATCATTTTACTAACATTTTAAATATAGACATTATGAAAAAGAATGAAACAAAGGTTACTAACCTGGTTGCAACTAAGGTTGCCGAACAACTTGAAGGAATTAAAAATTCTAAGACTGCTAAGGCTTCTGCTCCTAAGGCCAAAAAGACTAAAAAGGAATTGGTACAAGATGCTCAAGAAGCTGCCACTAATTTTGCCAATGCCAAATTGGTAGAACTCTCTCCTAAAACCAAAACTTCCAAAAAGGAACAGGTTGTCAAGGAAGTTAAGGAACAACAAAAACCATCCATCATCGAACAGGTAATTTCTAATCGGGAAGTTAAATACGTATACCCTGCCGATGTAGTTGATACACTTGCTCGGAAGAAATGGAGACAACAAACTCGAAACGAACTCCATCGATTGGAACTTGCAATGGCTCGTATCAAAGATACAAACTCTAAGGAGTTTAAGGCTGCGGCTAAAGCCTATGAGGACTTTAAAAAGAAGGTCCTCAAACCAGAACAAGTTGCATAAACCTTTATTAACCAGGTGCCCGGGATAATTACCTGGGCATCTCAATTCATACAAAATGGATTACACTATCTTCTCTGATAAAGAGATGCTTAAGCAGGACAAAGAATTGGTAGAATTACATAAACGATGTTGTAAGTCCTATCTAATCCAACATTCACTTAAGCACTCCAAGATTAAGAAGTTCTTTATCGTTTACGATTGGTATATAAATACTGATAACGTAAGGAATTTCTTTTTCAGGCCTATAAACCTTTTCATTCAGGCATTGCTTTTAGGGCAACTTGATGAAATATCCGATTACATTAATCCTAACAAAAATGGAAAACGAAAAAAGAAACGAACCCGAAAAGTATAACGTACTTTATTGCAAAGGCAAATATCAGTATAAATCTAAATATCCCCAAATAGAAACTAAACATAAGGTTATCTATGCAGGGCCAGTAGAACCAATGGCACCCATCTGGGATAATGTATCAGATATATTAAGGAAATCTGATAGAATTTGTACTGAATCTCGAAGAGAATTAAAGAAGTTAGAGGAACGTTCACAGAATAACCTTTACTTCAAGAAAAATGGTATTACCCATATAATCGTATACAAATGTTTAGAGAAATAGTTAAAGACCTATATATAGGCAAATCGAAGTTAACCATAGAATGTAACCAAAAGGAAATACCCCAAACTACTCTGGTTCAAGACATATTACAGAATACTGGATTTACGGGTAATATGCCCGACTACGGTACCTATGGTAATTTCAAGGATGGGAAATTTGAGATTACCCCAATGATGCCTAAGCATTGCTTATTTATTACTGGAGTACCCAAAGGAGCAATCCTTGATAATTTCAGAGTTAGAAGAACATATTGGTCCTCTTATTATGAGGATGATGTAAGAGGGTACTTATTTCAAATTACAGATGAAAGTATACCTCGTTTAATAATCACAAACTAAATCTATATGGAAGCAATCGATTACGTAAAATTATTTAAGCTCGACCAAGAGAATTATGATTTTAGAAGGGAAGAGTTTATATCCGAATTAGGTAAAGAATTTCTAGATTATTGCCAAACCACTACAATTGGGATAGATAAAAAGACTGGCAATATATACTACTACCGATTTAGGGAAATAGTTAAGAATTTCGAAACTAAATTCTGGGCAATCTCAGAACTTAAAATAGGAGAACCATTAACTCAGAAATTATGGAATGCCTTTTTCGCTACTCAGGTAGTTCCTTTAAGGCAAAGGTTATTCCCAAAGGTTCAGAAATTAATCGAAGAGCAAAAGGGGATAACCAATAACCGTAGTAAACAAGACAAAAAACCTACGAACCATAAAAAGGCAAACTATGGCAAGGGAAATCACAGACCTGCATGGGAATAAATTTAAGGTAGGAGATTATAAACTTTGCCTTAATATTCCCATCACTGGGAAAGGTAATTTAGTATTCACCAGGGACCTAATCTCTGGTGAACCTTTTAATTTATCAGTAAGTAAGAAAAAATATAAGGGATATTTCTATAACCTATCTTTGAATCTGTATGTAAGGTTCGATTTAGAGTATATGGGTTATGATGAAAGTTCCGATATCAGAAAATCTCATTTGTATGTCAGAAAAGGAAAATAAAATGGTAAGATTCCCAAGACCTATGGGGACTACTGCAATGGCATTAGAATATCAGAAGAACCCAAATGATGAACTTCTGATAAAGATACACAACTACATTATTAATCAATGGCTGATGGGTAATGGTGTATTATGTGGTATCACCTATGATATCAATACATTCTCATACCGTATGGGTATAGATATTAACTACATACGGGTATTTATGAGAGATAGGCTATTAAGCTCTAGAATATGGGATAAAGAAAAAGCAGAAGATTTACTTCAAGCGTTAATGGGAGAACAACTAGCATGGGCATTAGAAGACCGTATGGAAATAGCCCATCAGGTTAATATCCTAAGAGAATCTCAGGGAGGGAAATACGTACCGTTTATATCTGCCGAGCTGGGAAAGGCCCTTAAATTAAAGCTTGAATCCTCTACATCTCTGCAATCAATAGTACGTAATCTTACTGGAGGAAGTACTACAAATATCTTTGCCCAATTTAATCAACAGAACAACGTAACACAGCAAAATGCAATCACCGTTGAAGAGGCACGTCAAATCGTATGGGAATCACAAAGGGTATTAGATAAACCAGAAGAGGCTAAACTATTGGAGGATAGGTATGACATTAAGTCTCTACCTGAAGTAGTTGCTACTAAACAAGAAGGAGTAGATACAAGTAAAGAGGGTCTTAACCTTAATAAAGCAGAGTTAATGCAAATTACTGATGATTATAAGGGAGCTATGTCTTCATTCTCTAAAGAACATCATGAACTACGTAGAGAAATCGAAATGCGTATAGACCCAGACGAAGAAGACCCAGAGTTATACCAATATGAAGACTTTGAGGAAGAAGAAAAAGAGGATGGCTCATTTGCATCTCAATTCCTCCGAAATAGTAAGCTCCCATAGTTATATCCGGATATTGCATATTTAAAAAGAAAGAATTATATTTGCATATCAATTTTAAAATAGACAAAAATATGGAACTACCAAAGACATCTTACAAAGAGACTCGGGTTAACAAGGTTAATCAGGGTACATACTTTAAATTAAAACCCACAGAAACTGCTCCAGTATGGGTAAGAGACCATTATGATAAATCATCTAAGACTTATGCTTGCCATAAGTATGATGACTCAAATCACGAAAAATTTCTCAAGGGAACAAGGAAAATATACATTGACTTTACATTTTAATCACATGAACTTATTTAGACGAAAGAGATGCTGTAGTGAACTCATTGCTATTAAAAATGGCAACTTAGTATTCAAATTGAGTAATACTCATATCAATGCTGCTTATAATACTTTACAAGCAATAATGAGGAAATCGGGTATATTCGATGAGAATCTATATTTTGACTTGTACCGAGAATATAGAAGACATTATGCTATATACGACGTAGTACCATCGTTGCTAAGGTATAAGCTACCATTGATATTTTCAGGTAGATATCCTAAAAATCTATTCGATAATCAGTTTACCTTTGAGGAATTGATGCCTAATGCTTTGGTATATCATAACTTACCAGAAAATTTCAGATTACCCGAAAGCTTAGAGAAAATCCTTTTAGAAGTCAAGAAAAGGGTATCTGCTTATATAGACCAAGATGGCATATCAGACCAGGGTTATAGGGATTTGGTTCGAACAAATTTCGTAAAACAATGGGATGTATTTAGAAAGGACCCATCTCTTATAGATTGCTATATGGATGCTCAATTGGGCATGCTATATATGTGGGCTAGAGTAGAAAATAAAACAATAGTAAAGAACATAATCGAAAGAACTCAAGATGAACTAGCTCAAGAGTTCTTATCTAAAAATGACGAATATGGAAAATAAAGAAAAGTTTGCCTTCAGAAATGTAAACATGTCTCAAGGTGTAGAGGTAGAATTTATTAAATTGCTTACCTCATTAGAGACTAAAAGTGATGAAGATATTATTAAAGCTTTTAAAGCTCAATTATCTTCTGGAGTATTAACTTGTCATGCAGAAATGTTATCTAGAACACCAAATCAGATAATATTTCAAACATCTCAATTCAGTAAACCCTATAACTTTTACAAAAACTGGGAACTATGGGTATTCTCTAATATCCTGGGTGTATGGACTCTAAATAGGTTTAGGATATGATTACAATGAAAAACCTCCAAGTAGAGGATATAAAAGATGAATGGTTATATAATGCCTTAACACAGGGCATCAAGGAATGTATAACTGCTCCAGTCCTAACTTTGGACCCAACAAAACCAGAACCCATTAAGAGGGCAGAAATGATATTAGAGAATTTCTCTCAGGAGGATTCTCCAGTAGTAGCTACTGTAATTGCTCCAGGCAATTTCATACAGATGATATTACCGAAACATGAGATACTTCTCTCGGTAATGTTCATCTATAAAGAGAGAAATACCTATGTACAACTCATAATACAAAAACTTGCTTATGTACAAAAACTTGCTTATGAACGAGAAAAGATTACCACCAAGACTAATGGTTCTGTTAGTAGTACTGAAGGGTGAAAAGGTATATAAAATACCTCTCGAATCAGGAATAAAATTGGACCATCTAAAAGATTTCAATACACTGAGGAGAATCCTTGTCCCTTTAGTACAACTATATCATGGAGTAGGTTTTGATACTAGACTTACCTATGATGAATTTAGTATCTTCATTAATGACCTACAACATTTAGGGTATGAAGAGTTTAATAAGTATTCCTCAGGTATACAAGAATTGGTAGAAGCAAAACCTATCACTGAAAATGACCAGGATGTTAGGGAAATACGGAATGGGTTACTTACCTCTCTTAAATCTCAGGAGTTATCAGAGATATTAGCTACTAAACTAAAGCAAGCCATACATGAAGTATTTGAAAACGAGAAGAAGAAAGGTGGGCTAATGGATAAGGAACCCTCTTTAGAACCTATGGAGAGTTCAATCATAAGAGAGGCTCTATACTTGCTAACTCCCCAATTACCTTAATAATTGAAAGGCAGTCTAATCCACTGCCTTTCTTAGCGTATACACATCCTCAGCCTCCTTAAAAATAAAATAGATATATTTTTCTATAAAAATAAAAATGCTTATATTTGCATATCATTTTAAAAATAGACAAAAATATGAAAACGAACTCAGTAACTTACAATCAAGCAGACGAACTAACTAAGGTAGTTCGCAATTTCTTAGAAAAGAAATCTACATTTGAACTTGACTCCGATGAAAAGGGTCATCTCTTAAATCTTCTAATGGGACTTCTCATTCAACTGGAAGAGGATTACAAACTCAATTGCTTGGATATCAACCAAATCCAAATATATGAGACTACCTATTATACATTTACATTCGAATCAATGGTAACTGCAAATACCAATCCCTATAAGAGTCAACTGGCCAATGCTGCTATTCGATTCATGAATGACTTTACCGATGATGATGGGATGTTCATATCATTCAATCAACTCGATAGAAACAACTGGATTTTCCAACTTAATTTCTCAATCGCATGACAAAATATAACGTTAGTCCATTAGTTGCTCGGGAGATAGAATTCTCCACGGGCACTATCTTTGGTGGTAGTTGGTGCCGATACTTTATTTCAATCACCCTACATCAATGCTATATAGAAGCAACATGGAAAACCCGTCCTAAAAATGATTTAGACGGGAACAAAGAAATCTTTAACTCTTTACAGGAGTATCTAGATTGGTTTGCTAATCTTAAGAAAACTTACGGAAGGAGAATATCCCGTAAACAAATGGTATATGCTGCATACGATGAAACAACACGTACCTTCAGTTACAAACCCTACGAGAATTGGGCTACAAGACGTTCTAAAGAGAAATTAAATAAGCCCAAGGAACCAATGCTGGCCGATGAATTATACTAATCTCCCAATCAGTTAATATACCTCAGGGAATTCAGAAACACCAACATCTGGGCTCCCTTAATTATTGCATATTTAAAATATTATTTCTATATTTGCATAAGAGAAAGAGAAAAATAAATATAATTATTAACCGACCTCGAACGGGGTCACAAAATTTATTTCTTATGACAACTATTAACGAAATCTCAAATCACATTATGGGTTACTTTGATGGAACTCTTGATGCTTTTGGTTACACTGCTCAATCAGTTAACGAAATCTCAAATCCGGATGAATCATACATGGGAACTCTCAATCTCCAATTCCGGGAGTATCCTATAGACGATGACGAAAAGGTAGAAACCTACTGCAGAGAATCCGATGCTTTTGAACAATACGTGACAGAATTCATTAATTCTCATTGGGATGAACATCACCCATTAAAAGAACTTAACCCTAATCATCATTACATGTCAAACTCATATGGAGATACTATCCAGGTACATTTCAATGATGAATCCCTTTTCATTATCATTACTATGACAGGGCAATATTAACAAAACCCTCTGGGAGGCACTCAAAATACCTCCCAGAACCTCCCTATTTATAAAAATAAAAGTAGTTATAAAAACAAGTTTAGAAATAATTTTGTATATTTGCAATGAGAAATATTTCTCAAATAATTTTAATATAGACACGTTATGAAAGAATTAAAAAATTTAGAGGCCATCCGGGAACTGCTTGCTTCCCATCCCATTTATACTTATGATTACTCCGATGGTCTTCTCATTAACAAGGAAGCTACCAATATCCAAGTTTACTCAATCGACTTAGAGGATGAACCTTTTGCTGCTTATATCTCAGGATATATCATCACATATGCTTCAGAGGAAGTTCTCTTCGAAAATCTCAGGGAAAACATTATTTCTCACATGGACTTAACAAAGGGTGCCGACGACCAATATTACGATTATTCACCCTCACAGGTAGAGGCTATCTTATTCGGAATCCTTCAATTAACCCCAGAACATCAGGATTATATCATAACCGGACTCAAAAAACATCTCCGGGAATTTATCCAAGACGATGAACAAGATGAGGACATGATATCCCAATATACCAATATCTACAATGCTATCGAAAAATGGGAATCAGACCACAGGGAAACAGAAATCTTCCAACAACTTGCAGTATCAGAATTATTTAACCAACTTGATAAATAATCACTATGGTAAACTTATATAAATTACTCAACGTACTGGAACAGGGCATGTCCTTGTTCCAGCTCAATGAATGGAAAACCGAAGGCATCTGGTATCCCATTACTCAATACAAAAAGGAATCAGACGAAATTCAGGTAGTAACCAATTTATTTATTCCGGAACAAACAGAATATCATATTCAACTTTCTGGAAATTATCCCGAAGAATCAGAAGCCTGGGACAAGTTTCTAGAGGAAAACCAATGGAAAATCTACCCCTTACTTGCAAATATAATGCAAGTCTTCTTGCCCACAGGGAACTATCAATTATTCTATACTCAATATCCACAAGGATTCATATCCATAATCGCTAAGCCCCATGATAAGTAAAGAACTCAAATCACAATTAAGTATTCTCAAGGAAACTAACCCAGAATATATTCAAACCCTAAAGGATGCCATTACGGCATCCTATAAGGCAGAACTTCAGGCAATCAAACCCAGTTCTACCGAAGAAGAGGAACAACTCAATATCGAACTCAAGGACATAGTATTAAAAATACTATTTGGGCCTTTCTATAACTATTTCGTATCAGAATACGTAGTATCAGATACTATATGGGAAGAACAGGATAAACTAATCGAGGACTTATATTATTACTTCAAACCATGACACCGTATATTCAACAACAACTTAAAAAGCTATGCGATAATCCAAATTGGTATGACGATATGCTCATCTCATGGGATAAAAACCCAAGAAATCAAAGGGAAGCTATTTATAACTACCTTTCTCATGTACAACTAAATGGGTTACTAGAAAACACTCAGATAGTTTTTACATTCATAGATGGCGACATGAAACCAGCTTTCTATTTCGAAATTCCCAGAGATACCAATCGATATCTTATACTGGGAATCCTCGATGAAGCAGGTTATCCTCATTGCTGCCTATTAGGCCAACCAAAACAAATGTTTAACCCTCAACTCAATTAACATCATGAAACTAACAATAACAACTCTAGTAATCATTGAGGATACCACAGATTTGTCTGTACCTGAGGGAAGTATATGCTATCATTCATTCTTTGAAGACATAGAGAAGGCTAAAAAGGAAATCATAGATGACGTAAATCAGGTATATGCTCCATGTGTAAAGTTCGAAACTATTGAACAAATCCAAGAATACTTCGATTATGTTCATCTCGAATCCCAAGAGATAAAACTTATTAGTACAACCACTGCTATAAAACAAATCTAATATGGAACCAATCATAACAGTAAACGATTATCCAATCGGATGGGAATGGCTAGCCAATGTACCTCTAGAAGACTTTAACTGGCTCATAGACATATTTGCTACGATGACCGATAATACTGATACTTATGACTTTGTAGGATATACAGATTCAGAAACCTTACCAGGTCATCAGAAGATATGCTCAGTAGACAAGATACCATTAGCTAACTTCCTAAACGAAGACCAAGGCTATAAATCAGGTATATCAATGTACGGTCACTATATAGCATGTAAATGCTTAGACATATCCTCAGAAAGGGAATACATGAATCAATATACCGATATAAGAATCCTAACCAATGAGATAGAGCCATGCTAACCAAAGGAAAATTCCTGGTATCTTTCGAGGTACCAGGTCACACTAAAGAATACACAGAGGGATTTACAGAGGAAATGATAATCCCATACAGAACTGAGGAACTTAACCAATACCTAAGGTACCCCAACCAAGAGATAAACAACAACCACCTCCACTCCGAACACATAAGATTACAGATAAGAGAAATATTACAAATCCCCCTAAGAGATATAACCATAATCGATATAATATCACTACCATGAACATCCTCTATCACATAATCCGAATAATCCTATCCGTAGTCACCATCCTAACCCTCATACGCAATGAGAAAATATACCAAGCCTACAAGCATACCCACCCAACAAACAAAATAAGGTATATAATATCACAAATCCTAATCCTAACCCTATACACCTCATCACTAATCCTGGTATCCTACACATATAGGATTATACTAAGGTACATATAATAATACTAAAAATTATGAAATCACTAATTCTACTCATCGTAACGATCTGGCTTCTAATCCTAAATGAAGAAGCCTACCTAACAAAGAAATTCATCTACAGAATGAATTTAATCGTAATCCTTTTAGTATATGCCTTCATACAGGTATACCTAATCGAATAAATACCCACAAGGTACCTGGAATAAATACCGGGTACCTCCCACATCACCCAACACAAAAACAAAACAAAACAAAACAAAACAAAACAAAATCATACTAACGCTAACTAAGGTACATAATATAATATCTACCTATCCCCTCTATAACTAATATACCATCTATTAATATAATAATATCTAATACATATATCAAGGTACCTCACCGGGGGTTTTGGGGATTTAGGCAAACAAGGCTAGGCAAACTTACCTTACTATACAAAGCCACTCAACTCACTATATAGCCACTATACCATATAGCTCTACTACACACTTTAAAGGCAAACTCAAAAAGGCCTAAAAGGTACACAAAATCCGACCATTAGGGGCCCCTAAATCCCTTACCCCTAAGAGCCATTTATATTAGTATATATTATATAATAAGTACTGGGATTAGGCAATAGGATTTGTGATTAGGTAATTAAAATTATTAGGTTTTAGGGCTAAAGGGTTTATAGGATTTAAGGCCTTCAAGGGGCATATTTAGGTAATATTCCTAGTAACTATGTAATTTATTTGCTTAGTATTTATATTAGCATTAACTTTTGTATTCTAGGACAATTTTGTGATTTAGGGGTACCTAGATTGCCGAGAGCCATTAGGTATTATATAATAAGTATTAAGTTATAGGTAGGGAAGGTAAATGGCAATCTCCATTCATGGCCCCTGGGGATTTAGAGGGATAAAGGCAAATTAACCTTCAAGGCTATTAAGGACCTCACAAGGCAATTGAGGTTATTGCATATATTATATAATATATTTATATTTGCATTGTAATATTAACTAATTAAATATAGACGTATGAAAACAATTAATCAAATTTCAAACCTCATCATCCTTACCCTAGTAAATTACGCTAGGGATTATCCATGGGCATCCTACATTGCCAATTCACTTTCACAATTCGATTTGATATTGCCAGAACTAATGCAATCGAAAGCTAAGGAAATATCCATCTACCTTAACACAGATGATTGCCTTATGGAATTCTCATCCGAAATCCCTGACCCAGAGGAAATTGAACCCGATTTTACCTTCAACATCAAGTATATAACCTTTCAGGTATACTTCGATTAATATCTTAACCCAGAGCCTAACTTAGGTATCTGGGTTTTACTTACGCTAACTTAGTAAGCCCTTATAGGCTAATCTATGAAACCTATTTCCCATAGGCTTACCATAGTCCATATATGGCCTTATAGAATTAAGACCAAGGGGTTTTATAGAAGGGTATATCCCAAGGGCCTTAATTCTTTATCACCTTAGTCCATTAATGGCCCTATCAATATACAGGTATATAATACACTTCCTAGAGGATAGGCATAGGCCATATAGGAATATCATATACATATCATATATGCCCACTACAAGGCGTGTGAAGATTACCCTTGTGAACCCCCAAAATTAAGTGCAAATATTAAGTGCACAATATTTTCTATTTTATGAATTTTTCACAAAAATAATTTTGAAAATAAAATTATTCATTTTCTCAAAAATTTTTCTTGAAAATGTTTGTAGATTAAAATAAAGTCCGTATCTTTGCAATGTCGAAAAGATAAAGCGATATTTGAATGAATTTTTAATTAAAACTTTTTAAGAAATTATTTCTCTAAAAATTTTGCTAATTAAAAAATAGTTCTTATCTTTGCAATACAGAAATGAACAAACCTTATGAGATAGTTTAATAAGTCTTGAATATCTATCAAAAAGGTTATAAAATAATAATAATAAAATATTCAAGCGTTTTTATTATGAAAAATCAAATTAACAAAGTGAATGTAGAAAAAGCAGTAGCAAACAGCAAAGCAAATAGTTTAATTGCTTTAGACGTTTTAAAGTCTGTAAAAGAAAAAAATCAAGGACTTTTTAAAACTTCTTTAGGGACAAAAACAGAAATTTACAAAAAAGAACTTTTTGAGGGTGCAAACGAAAAGCAAATCAAATCTTTGCGAAAAAAGTTTAGAAATGTTACTTTCAATTTTCTTTCAACGATTGTAAACAATGCAGATAAAAAACTAATTGAGGGATTTATAGACTTTTATAAACAAGTCTATGTAATAAACGATTTTTCTTTTTCTTCAATTGCAAGCGAAAACACAAAAGAAGAAAAGAAAGCAATTCTAATAAAAGGTCTCGAAATAGTAAAAAAATCTTTGAAGTAAAACAAAATTAAATAAAGTAGGGGAAATATTTCCCCTACTAACTAAAATAAATCATTTATAAAAATATGGCAATATTTACACAATATTTAATTATTAATATAGCATTGTTTGTAATTATAGCTTATTTAGTTATTCAATGCTATAAGGATATAAAAGAAATTTTAAAAGACGATAACGAAACTTTTGAGGACTAAAAGAAAGCAAAGGGATAAATAAAAATGTTTGTCCCTTACTTTTTATTTTCAAATGTTAAATTTAACGTAACCGTACTCCCCTTTTAGTACCACAACTTTCGAAGCTTTCGCTATAAGAGGTACCTTGAAGGCAAATTACATATTTTACTACCCCACAAAAATCACTCTTCGTGATAAGGGCATGCCCAGATATCCCACACCACACACAAAGAAACCAGAGACCAAATATCCCTGGCTCTCATCCACCTTATCCCTCTGGCAGATTACAATATCAAAGTTCTTTCTATAAACCAAAAACTTATAAAGATATGGAAGAAAAAACATTATTCAAACTAGCACGTGCAATTACAGATACAGGTACAGATACTGTATCTTCAAAAGGTGGTACTGTAACCTACCGTATCACTTCCCTCAAAAGGAAACTGGTAAATGGCAAAGTAGTTTCAACCTCTACACCCTCTTGTACTTTGGGCTCAGCCTCCGTAAGTTGGGCTATTTGGGGAGGAGTTACCGTTGGAAATGGTTACTTAGATGTAAAAATTAACTATTCAGAAAATACTGGGTCCTCAAGGTCTACTACTCTGATATTTGACCAAGAGGGGTCTAATAACAAAATCAATCTCACAGTAACTCAGGAATCCAGTGTAACCTATACTGGATACATAAAAATGGTTTCAAACACATTGCCTTTAGGTGGTAATAAAGGTAATACTGCTCAAATTCTTGTGATGGCCTATTTAAAGGGTAGTGATGGGTCTAAAAAGCCAGAAACTCCCAATGTGGGTAGTGCTCCCGATTGGTGCGCAGTATCCGTTGCCTCAGTGGGTACTCTTGAGAACCAGTATAGGTTATCCCTGACCGCTTTATCGAGTAATCAAACTGGAGCTAACCGTTCAGGGCATATCTTCTTAACCTGTGGGGATGCTAACTTGAGTATACCAGTAACTCAAACTACGGCTAAAATTACCAAAAATTACCAGTAACATCACAATAGGTGTATTTAAAAGCCCAACCTCTAACACCTCTGCCACTTGTGATATAAGGTCAGATCAACTAGTAGCTAGCAATATAACCTTTAGATTACAGATTCAATATGGTGTATCATCTGGTGATGTAAGAGAGTATATCTATACTTTAGCCAAAGGTAGTGCAATTTCAAAAAATACCTTTGCCATTCAAAATGGGGCTAATCCTCAAGTAGTAGATTATGGTTATTCTCCTCAAGAAGACTCTAAGTACATATATGATGTAACAATCATATAATTAATTCAGTAGGCTAATTAGTAACCCACATACCCAAAATATCAAAGCTAAAGTATATGCAACAGAATACCTATGCCAGGGATACCAGCAGGTAATATAAGAATCTGCTTTTAGTATTTCTGGATGTTCTTCTTCGTATTTTTTATCTTCTTCTCTAGAATCATACTTATATAATATGAAGAAAGGTAAGAATACGAAGAAGATTATTAATGTAATTGGGAATAAGAGTAGGAGAATTATCTCCCACCCTTGCATTGATGACCCAGCATAATCACCGTCTCTGTCAAAAAAGAATTTCATAGCAACTTATGTTTTAGGTACTTGGTTAATAGATAAATCGGAAATAGAGGTAATACCAACCATACCGAGATGAATAAAACGAGAGAGTGTATTTTGTGAGTATAGGGTAAATAATCCAAGCAAGCCCTTACAAAAAATACAGTGAACGGTAAGCATACCAAATAAATTATTGCTAATACAGTAGTCATTGTTCTTTGATGTATTTGTTAATAATCTTGGTAAGCTTCTTATCAAATTCAATCATCATATCGAAAGCTTTCGAATCTTTCATACTTCTCATCTCCTTATCAAGTAATTCTATGTTTCTCCTAATTGAGAAATAAGCCTTGTATGCAAGGAATACCTTCTCATTTTCTTCGGTAATAGGGAGAACTTCTCCTTTTTGCCCATCTAATCTTGGATATGTATTATCAGGACCAAGAGTTCTTGCAACTTTTACCCGGTTACTGAGCATTGCAAATCCACCTTTCTTATCAATAGATTCTACTGTTACTTTCTCTGTGAGGGGTCTTCCTGATAATACGAAGATAACTTCATCACCTTCTTTGAGCTTTTTGATTTCTTTCTTTTCTTTTTTCATATCTATTTTATTTAGAAATTTTCTTTATGCAAATATACTAAAATTATTCTTTATTTATTGCATTATCTATTTTATTTTTTATAAATTCATAGGCATTGCCCCGGTAATCCTCTAGCATTTTGTATTCCTGTGGAGATAGAAATATTCCGTTTACTTTAAAAGCATCTCTTAGATGCTCTGGTATAGTGCCCTGGTGAGCGATGTTATTATAACGGATAATGAAAAGTTTTTCTTTATCTTCATCTATAACACCAAGAGTGTTGACTGGTTGGAGTTTAGTTTGGTAAATTCCCCCGAAAGCCGAGGGCACCATTAAAATACTTCCTGGTATTCTAGTTATCCAATGGGAATAATCGGGAGTAATTACGGCAATTTTCTTCTCTTTTTCAAGTTCTTTATCATAAGCTAATCGATTAAACCAAAAAGCACATTTAAAACAAACTTGTTTTCTTGCCATAAGTTGGGGAATCTCTCTAGTTTCATCGAATTCCTCTAAATTAATTGGTTTGCCACATATCTGGCATTCATTTTTCTTGCCCATATTGCATTATTTTATAAGTTATATATGATAATAGAACCTCGAAACATCCTAAAAATGGGTTATAAGCAATACTTTTGTTACTAAAATTGAACCATTAAAACTGATAAGTTATGGATAAACTAACAAATGAAATGATTAAAGACCTTGCTATTCGCTTAGGTCTAGAACCTGCTCTATTGAAGGCTGTTCAATTGGTAGAAGCAGCAGGTAGAGATGGGTTTTTAGCTGATGGTAGGCCTCAAATCCTCTTTGAGGGTCACATTATGTACAAAGAAGTACATAAGAAATTCCCTGACAGAGATTTAGCTTACCTTTGTAAGAGATATTCTACGATTTTCTTCCCTAAATGGGATAAATCGAAGTACTTGGGAGGTGTACACGAGTACAAAAGACTCGAATTAGCCAAAGAAATTGACGAAGAATGTGCATTGAAGTCTGCAAGTTGGGGTATGTTCCAGATTTGTGGGTTCAATCACAACCTCTGTGAATGTAAAGATGTCTTTGAATTCGTTCATAAGATGTCGGAATCTCATGCAAATCAACTAGAACTCATGTATTATTTCATGAAAAACTCTGGTTGTTTGAGTAATCTCAAAGAAAAGGACTGGGCTGGCTTTGCCAGAAAATACAATGGTCCTGGGTATGCCCAGAATGCCTACGACCAAAAACTAAGAAATGCTTACGAAAACTTCAAAGATAAATTATGAAAAGATGTCATTTTAACAGCTGGGTAGCAAAAGTATTTCTTTTCCCCAGTTACAAAGCAATTACTCTGGTGTATAACTCATTCTTCAAACACAAAGTAGAAGAGTGTAAACCTGATGATATCAATCATGAGTGTATTCATCAGATACAGCAGATTGAGTGTAGTATAGCAGGTTTGATACTTGGTATCATACTCTGGTTATCCTTTGATATATCCTTCTGGTGGGTAGTGGCCCTGGTTTTTGGATTCTTCTATCTCTGGTATATTATCGAATACATAATCATCAGGTGCTTTGCCAAGTGGGATAAACAGAATGAAAGGTATCATGATGTAAGTTTCGAAGAAGAAGCCCACAATAATGATAAGAATCTGAGCTATCTGGAAGACCGTAAGCCATTTGCTTGGATTAAGTACATTAAATTGAGAAGCTACAAGAAATGAAAAAACTAAGGGTATTGGGAGTGTGCGCTGGACAGGGTGCACTCCTGTTCCCTTTTAAGAAGAATTTGTTAGGGAACATAGAGATAAGGGGAGTATTCCACACTCCGGGCGAAGAACAATGGAAATTAAACTTTGGAGATATACCGTTTTACAAGGGCTTTTGTTTACAAGAATTCGATGAGAAAGTAGACATAATTATATCAAGCCCCGATTGTGGAGCAGCCTCAGTAATGAGGTTATCTAAAGTAAAAGAATTAGGCAATCCAAAAGATAACCGTAGTCTTAATCTAGTAATTGCATCAATACTCAAGTATAAACCTAAGATATTTCTTATAGAAAATCTACCAAGACTGCTAACACTGCTTCCCAAGGATTTCTTTGAGGAAACATTCAAAGACTATAAATTAGTTTTTCACGAAAGGTCAGTTTTAGATTATGGAAACTCCCAGGAGTCAAGGAAGCGATTACTCATCATTGGAGTACATAAAAAGACTGGTAAGAAATACTTGAATGCTTTTGATGAAGTATTTCGAGTAAAAACTCCAACAACTACTAGAAATTTACTTAAACCACTCACATTCTCTCAGAAAAATAATACTAACCAAATTCCGTTTATGAGTAAAACTCTGGCAATGTATGATTATCGAAAGCTTCCAGAGAAGAAGAATCTCACAGTAGCAAAGATACATAGGCTCTGGGTTAGGGATTTCAAGAATGAAAAGAAGTGGCCTATCAAAACTGCAAAGATGAGTACTCTTCCAGGAGTGTATCGATTGGAGTATGATAAACCTCCCTTAACTCTCAGACCTGCAGATAGGCAATTTAGACCCGATGGCTACCCTTTGGGAATCGAAGACTTCAAGGCAATTATGGGTTTCCCAGATAAATTCGAAATTTACCTTCACAAAAATGGTGATACCTTCGAAGAGGATTTTAAGGATTACCACTATTGGCTTAACAAGGCAAGGTACACAATTGCCAAGGGTTCGGTTTATGAGGTAGGGATTTGGTTCAAAAAATGTCTCAAAAAGGCAAATACCCAAGAACCGTGAGTTTCAGCTTTATATATAAAGTCTTATATATAAGTTTCTGAGGTGCCTTGAAATATATAGATATATAATATACTACGTATATATATCTATATATTTATCTGCGTATATATAGCTATTCATATATCATATCGTAAGTAGTATATTTGGATATTATCTCACTTCGTTCGATAAAGGTAATCGCTAAGCGATTACCGAATAGATAGTATCATTAAAGCGTGCGACTATTTCAATTTGAAAACTTAATACATCGGATTATGAGAATGATTAATGCAAAGTACCCAATTACCGAATTGAACATTAACAACATCCTTAAGTTCTTTCGGATTATTTATCGGAATTTACCTTCGATACGTTTTGAGATTATTGAAACCAAAAGTACTTTTCAATTCAAGTTCCACATCATTAAGTCAAACTTAAGTCCAGTAGAACGTTATTGGTTGAAGAGTAAGATTAAGAAATTCATCAAGTATGAAGACATTTAAGAGGGCCTTGTTCATTGTACTTCTAGGATTTACTATTTACCTTTGCTTCAGGAATTACAAACTTTCTCGAGAGGTTGATTCCCTGGAACTAGCGGTCAATGAAATCCCAGATACAGTATACACAGAGAAACCCTTCAAACCAGAGAAGAAGTACTCAGAAAAAGTTGAACCGGGTAAAATCTTAGTTCATGATAATAAGCAGCCAACTCTCTTTCCTGATTCCATGCTAAGGCAGCCAGTTATCAGTAACCAAGATTCCCTGGTTCAAATTGTTTTGAAGAAAGATAAGTTGAACTTAAGTCTGTTCAATAAGGAGACTAACACTTATTCAACTAGACTATTCCCAATCGACTTAGATAAGTACAACTACAACTGGTATGAAGGTCAATTAACTCGAAAGAAAGTTGCAAGGTTATCACTTAGTCCATACATTTATGGCAAATACAGACCTTTCAATAATCTCTTCGATATGGGAGCTGGTCTTTCAATCAAGACTAAGAGATTTAATTACAAATTCGGAGTCAATACCTTTTACTATCCGAAGATAAAATCAGGGATGGGTACTGACATCGAATTTCAAATAACATATAACTTTTAGATATGGCAAAGACTATCTCAGAAACTAGAACTACATTAACTCGGGAGGAGCTATCAAACCTATCCCGAGTTTCTAGTGATGTTTTCTTTTTTAGCCTTTTTTGCTATGTGATACATCCAGTAAGAGGAAAGGTAAGATTCGATTTATACCCATTTCAGAAATCTGTTCTCTACAATTTCATTGCCCAACGATTCAATATCATTCTCAAATTCCGTCAGGCAGGAATTACAGAACTTATTTCAATGTACTGTCTTTGGTTGGCGATGTACCATCCCAACAAAAAGATAAACATTATCTCTATCAAAGACACAACTGCTAAGAAGGTGCTTAAGAAGATTAAGTTCATGTACAAGAATCTTCCATGGTACCTTCAAACTCCCATAATCAATGGTAGAGCTGGAGAATACGGTTCTGCTTCCATGATAGAATTTGATAATGGGTCATTTATTGAATCAATTCCGACATCATCCGAAGCCGGTCGTTCGGAATCCCTTTCTCTTCTGGTAATTGACGAGGCAGCAGTAGTAAGATGGGCTGCTCAAATTTGGGCTGCTGCATTCCCTACTCTTTCCACTGGTGGAGCTGCCATCGTCAATTCCACTCCCTATGGAGTTGGTAATTTCTATCACTCAACTTGGGTAGATGCCATTGCAGGAGGTAATCCTTTTAACCCAATTCGATTATACTGGCAAATGCACCCAGAACGAGATATCAATTGGTATAACCAAATGTCTTCTGCTTTGGGAGCAAAACGAACTGCACAAGAAATTGATGGTGACTTCTTATCATCTGGTAATACAGTCTTCGATTTAGCCGATATTAAAGCTATCGAAGACTGCCTTAGTGATTACCCAGTTATTAAGAAGAGATTTAATGGTCAATACCGACAATTCTGTGAACCCGAATCAGATAAAGAATATTTCATTGGTGCAGACGTTTCAACTGGTAGAGCTTCTGACTACTCTTCATTTACTTGTATGGATAAGCTAGGAGAAGAACAAGTAGTATATAAGGGAAGAATGGCAGTGGGAGCTTATGCTAAGTTACTTGGTGATACTGGGAAGTTGTTTAACTGGGCAATAATAGCTCCAGAATCCAATGACGTTGGTTTATCAGTAACTTCTAAGCTTCAAGACGAAGGCTACCCTAACCTTTACTACTACCAGAAGATGCTAAAGAAAAAAGGTAAAAGTAGACCTGAAATGGATAAATCCCCTGGTTGGTTAACCACCCAAAAGAATCGTTCAGTGATAATAGAAAACTTGGAAGAAGATATTCGATTAGATCACGTAATCATTAAGGACCCATTCTTTGTACAAGAAGCTTATACCTTCATTTATGATGGTTTAGGTAGACCTGTTGCAATGGGTAAACATAGGGCTAACAATTCAGCTGTAGATGTAGACCTTGAAGGAGACGTATATGCCGATGATGATATCTTTGGAAAAGCAATATGTAATCACATAAGGAAAGGAAAAACTAACGTAATCGTACAACCAAGATGAAAAAGTACTTCAATTTTAGTTGGGGTTGGGGACGTAAGAAGGACCCTCCCAAGAATGGTACATCCTCTAATAAAGAGGAGAAGCCTGCCACATCGATTTCACCTGGTAGGGTTTCAGTTGACGATGATAGCGATAACTTAATTACATCATTACAAGGGTTGACTAAATTAGTTGAACCCTCTTTTCGTGTTGATGTGATACCTTTAATTCGGGATTTATATAAGGTAAATCCTGATATGGGCATTGCATTGCAAGATATGTTTAAGTTAGCTAACACCAGTCATACAGTAACTTTCCCTAATAATACCGATGAAGAGGCTTCAAAGATGAGAGAACATCTTAAGAAAGCCACCAAGGGATGGACCAGATATACTGCTGGTATAGATGGTTTAGTTAATAAAATGATTGTTCAACTTCTTGTAAGTGGGGCAATATCTGTAGAAGGCGTACCAAATGACAAGCTTGATGGTTTGGCTACTGTATTATTCCTTAAGCCAGAGCATATCAAGTTTAAACGTGAATTAAATGGGGTGTATGCTCCTTACCAAAAGAATATAAATTTCTTTGTTAAGCAACAAGATTACATTAAGCTTAACCCAGAAACCTACTTCTATATTGGTATGTTCAATGATACCGATGAACCTTATGGAGTTCCTCCATTTATGCCTGCATTGGATTCTCTCAAAGGACAAAATGATATGAAGATTAACTTCAAACATATCATGGAGATTTGTGGTATGGTTGGTTTCTTAGAAGCTAAGATGCAGAAATCTCCACAAAGGCCAAATGAGAGTATCAAATCTTATGAATCCAGATTATACCATGAACTCAATATCCTTAAACGTAATGTTAAAGAGGGTATGAAGGATGGGGTAGTTGCTGGTTACATAGATGACCATGAATTCAAACTAAATTCTACTACTAAGGAGCTCGGTAATATCGAGAAGCCTTGGAATATGAACCAACAATCTGTAGCAAATGGGTTGGGAGTTAATGGCTCTATCATTGGGGTATCATCTACTACTGGTGAAGGTGCAACTGGTATAATGCTGTCTAAGATGATTAGCCAGTTAAAAAATATCCAAATGCTTGTAGCTTATGTATTAGACCGACTTTATTCTCTAGAACTGCGTCTGGCAGGCTTTAATAATAAGGGGATGAAGATTGATTGGGGAACTTCTACAGTTTCTGATGAAGTTAAAATCCAACAAGGTCTTCAGTATAAGATACAGAACCTTGACTTATTGTATAAGGCTGGTATCATTAGTCAAGAGCAATATGCTTGGGCAATGGGTTATGATTCTCCTGATGAGAAAGAACCAAGAGTTTCACTTGAGGACCAATTTGCTAAGGGAGGTAATATAGACCCCCAAGAAGGAACTAAGAAGAAACAAAGGCAAGATGATAAAAACCAATCTGCTCGTAGGTCAAGAGATAAGAATAACCCGGCTCCTTCTCGAGGAGACCAAAATACTAAAGCAAGATGAGTAAATTTACAAAGAAAAACAAAGAGCATCTTGATTCTATGGTGATAGGTCAAGGCCATACCATTATGGCTGGGTATATCCCAGAAGCAGTGGGAGCCCAGACTTTCTCCGAGAATTATTACAAATGGAAGAATCCTACACCGGACACCATTGCTCAATTTGGATTTTGGGGAGGGGATATAGATTATAATACCTATTACCCTAACCTGGATAAATCGGAATTAACTCCAAAGGATGAAGAGTTTATCGAACCTATGTTCCGATTACTTTCGGAAACAATCGTATCGAAAAATTGGAATCCTACAGACTTCGGTCAAAATGGAGTACTAAAGGCTTCTATGAAGATGTTGCTTGGTCAAACAGTAAACTGTGACCATGAAACCAACATCGGTAATGCTATTGGTGCTGTATCACAAGTAATGTGGCAGGAATCCTATAAAGACGGTAGCTTTACTATACCCGCTGGTATCAACGGTATTCTGAAAATCGATGGTAAGGCAAACCCAAGAATTGCTAGAGGCATCCTTATGGAACCTCCCTCAATTCATAGTAATTCAGTTACTGTACAATTTAAGTGGGATAAATCCCATCCCCAAATGGAAGATAACGAATTTTATCAGAAACTGGGTACTTATGACTCTAAGGGAGTTATGGTACGTAGAATTGTTACTGAAATTGTTCGTTACCTTGAGACCTCACTAGTTTCACATGGTGCTGATTCATTTGCCCAGAAAATTGATTCGGATGGTAAAATCATTAACCCAACCTTTGCCAAAAGAACTTGGGCATCTTATGAAGAATACAGAGATGATAAATCGAAGCAATACTTCTTTACTGATTATAAATCAGATTTAACATCATATCAAGAAAAGAACGATACTCAGGGTTCTTTTAATGATAATGATGCCAATGATAATCATTCAAATAAAGATAACATGAACGAATTACAAAAATTTCTTGAAAGCCTTTTTGGGGATAACATGCTTACCCTGGAAGAAGGTAAAGAGATGAATCAGGAAAATGTAATTGCCTGCATTCAGACTTTGGTATCATCCAGAAACGAATTGCAAACTTCGGTAGATAATCTTACTACAGAGAAAACTTCTCTTACGGAACAGATTACCAACTTGAATGCCGAAGTAGCTAACTTGAAGGAAATGGCAACCGTAGGAAAGAATCACATTGCTTCTCTACGTGAAAATGCCGTAGAAACCTACAAGAAGTTGATGGGTGATAAGGTAGATGAGACAATCGTTACGATGCTCAATGCCGAGACTACTGGTATTACTACTCTTATTTCCTTGACCAAGGATTACCAAGCTCGCTTGGAAGAGAAGTTCCCTCTCACTTGCTCAAAATGTGGTTCTAAGGACGTCAACCGTGCTTCCTCAATTGCTGAGGATGATACCGAGGGTAAAACTGGAACCCAGGGTACTGATACCCAACGGAATTCAGAATCCCCGAGTACTAAGAATGTAATCGATAACTTGTATCGAAACAAAATCAAATAACTAATATAAATAATCCGCGTTATGGAAAAAACTAAAATCGTAAACGACCCTCAGCAACTTACTCTCTTTGGGGAAAGAACCCCGAGAGCGGTGATTTACAAAAGTGAGTCACACAAATTGCACCAGGCTTTCAATGTTAAAGCTGGAGAGAAAATCGTACAGGGTATGCCAGTGGCTTTGAATGAAGAAGGTTTGATTTACCCTTGCACTGATACAGCTACTCAAGTTTATTTGGGTGTAGCAGTAACGGATAACGTTAACCCTGCTTATCAACCTCAAAGAAATTTCCCAGTAGAGGTAACAGTAGCTATGGAAGGTTACATGATTTGTAACTGGGTATCAAACGAAAATATCGAAGCTGGCTATGTAACTCCCGATGGAGAATTGCTTAACGATAGATTCGTAAAAGCTAACCAAGCAACTTCAACCCAGTTCATTGCCCTTAATCCAGCAGAAGAGGCAAATGAGGTAATTCAAGTACTCATCAAATAAGAGAAAAGAAGTTATGGAAAATAAAATAGATATTACAAAGTTGAAGGCTCAGGATTTTATGAATGAGCTGCCGGAAATGGTAAGAAGCTTGGAAGCTGTTCGTTCCGGTTCACAGGACAAGAAGCCTGTAGAGGTAACTTTTGGAGAATTGGTTACCGGTAAATGGGGTATTTCAGAAGATGAACTTTTTGAAAAGATGGGCATCAATCCAAAAGTGGACACGATGCAGAACATCTTTACAATGCCTCAACAGAATGTTCGTTGGATTGTTCCGGAAATCATCCGTGCTGCTATCACATTGGGTATGCGCCAGGCTCCGTTCTATCCGAACATCATTGCATCTGACCAACCAATCAATGGTTTGCAAGCAATCATGCCGATGGTTAACATGTCGGATGCTGCCCCTGCAAAGGTTAATGAGGCAGAAACTATCCCATTGGGTGATGTTAGCTTCGGACAGAAATCAGTTAGCCTCTTCAAAATCGGAAAAGGTTTCAAACTTACTGATGAAGTTCGTAACTATGTTTCACTCGATGTCTTGGGAATCTACCTTCGTGATTTTGGTGTTCAGTTGGGTTATGCTTTGGATACTCTGGCTATGGACGTTGTTATCAATGGTAACAACCCTGATGGCTCTGAGTCTGCCCCGGTAATCGGTGTATACGAAACAACTAATGGTATCACTTACAAAGACCTTCTGCATATTTGGGTACGTGCTGCTCGTATGGGACGTAACTTCCAAACTATGATTGGTGGTGAAGACCAGGCAATCGAAATGCTGAACTTGCCGGAATTCAAGGATCGTCACTCTGGTACTACAGAAGCTACCCTGAATGTTAAGTCTCCTGTTCCCAAGAATGCTGATTTCTACATTCACCCGGGTACACCCAATCAACAGTTGCTGTTGATTGATACCTCTGCTGCCTTGATTAAGCTTACTGCTCGTCAGTTGATGCTTGAATCTGAAAGAATCGTTTCTAACCAGACTCAGGCAATCTATGCAAGCTTGACTACTGGCTTCTCTAAGATGTACCGGGATGCAACTCTGTTGCTGGCTGCTGACAAGAAGTTCTCAGAATTCGGTTTCCCCGAGTTCATGAACGTAGACCCATATTTGATGGTTAACCTAGAATAATAAGGGACGTCCGGTTTCATCTATATAAATTCCCTGAGAGGGTAGGTAACTAAAAAGACCTATCCTCTCTTTAATCATTTTTAAATCTTAGGAAATATGGCTAAAGATAAATATACAGTAACTGTGGGACCAAGAGCTTACAGTTTTCATGACCAATCAACTGGTATTACCGTTTGTAGAGGAGAAGACAAGGAACTCTCTCGTCGTCAATTCCGTGCACCAAAGATTCAGAAGGCAATTGCCTCTGGCCATCTGATTATCATTGCTGATAAATCAGAAATCGAAAAGTATTCAGAGGCCGACATCGAAAAGTTGGATAAGAGACTGAATGCTCAGTTCAAGAAAGGCATGACTCTTGAAAAACTTGCAAAGGGCTATTCCCTGGAAGAACTGAAACTGGTAGCAGGTCTTCATGAAATCGTTGCCGAGAAAGATGATACAGTAGAAACACTTATTCAGGCTTTGCTGGAAGAATTCGAATCCTCTTCTAAAGGGTAATATATGAAAATTACATAAGACAGACTAATATGAATAACAATCTGGACTTTTTGTACGTTACGTCAGGTCTGGAAGTTTCATTCAGAGTCATATCCAAAGTCCCGGCCAAATCCATTTTTGACTGGGACTTTGGCGATGATAAGGGAGAGGTTTTCAATGGTGGAAGACATGTTTCCTATTCTTATGAAACTCCTGGTTTCTATACAGTAACCCTACATGTAACCAACTCTAATGGTTTAGATATCACCGTAGATAAGACTCTGGTAGTTTGTGATTATGGTCATACGGCATTAGCCGATACAATATATAACTTAATCGACCACTATATTCCTTCAGAGATATCAGAGGGAATGACCAGGGAAGATAAATCTATCTACATCACCAAATGGCAATATTATATTGGTCCTCTAGTAAATCACCAAATTCCTGCAGATAAGTATACTGATGAATTATGGTATGAAGCACTAGAAAACCAATTAATAATGGAATTGGCAGCATGGGACTTTCTCAATGTGAAGATACTTAATTTATTAACAAGTACTTCAGAATACCTAAGTCAATTAACTTCTACCAAAGAACAAACTGGTGATGGTACTTCTAAACCCGAACTTGCCCGAGGTGATAGGATAAAACAAATCACTACTGGGCCTACTGAAGTGCAATATTATGATACCTTGGCAGATGCTACAAGTTCCCTATGGAAAACACTTTCTCAAGCAATGCAACCAGGTGGATTAATAGATGAATTAAGGAAGAACCTTTGTATGTTAGCTTCACGATTGGAAATCTACTTACCGTTCTGTGATGAAGTATTTAGAACCGTAGTCCCAAAAGTAGTTAACAGAAGGCAACCTGGAGTATTAGATGGACCCAACCCAAGTGCTCCAGTAAAAGGTGGTAAGAAATCAATCTTAACTAAGTTATGACAAAAGAACCCTGGAGAATGGTAAAGAACCGCTCTTGGGATAGATACAAGAAAATTATCACTGACTTCTTAGATTGGGATGCTGGTAGGCAATCCATAACCTGGGCCAAACATGTTAATCAGCTTCTCAGTCATGCCGAAGACAGTATACCTAAATATTATAACATCCAAATCGAGGCATTATGTTACTACAATGCTTTCAGAAACTGGCCTATCAATAAGGCAACTATTTCAGGAGAATTGGATGATGAAAACTTATCAATACTAATTTCTAAATCTTATATAGAACAAATCGGTTATCTTACACCGGAAGGTTATTGGGATTTTAATTGGGAACAAGATAGGTTTGTAATTAATGGTATAACGTATAAGCCTTCTGGAGATACTCAGACTGCTCAGGCAAAGGATGAGGCTTTAGTTTTCATGATTATCCTAAAGAGAGATCGAGATACCAAAGTTGAATTTGTAGAATAAAAATAAAGTATATGGCAAAGATGTTAGTACTGAGGTGGACACCAATTACTACAAACAGTGGAATTTGGTTTGATAGTAATCGGGTTATCCTCAATGGTACCTCTGGAGTTCATATTGAAATGAAAGGTAATGGCAATGATGTAACGGCATTTCAATCGATGACCGGAAACAAATTTGTCACCTGCTTTCAAGATTACTTCGGGGATATCTGGGATAAAATAATACCTCATCCTGGTATAGGCCAGGTAATAAAGTTCCGTGTAAATAGGCTTCCTGATTATGCTTGCATACGGGGAGATATTGAGGACGGTGGGGATGTAGACCCCGAAAATCCGGATGTACCAATGAATGCCTTCTGTGGTTCAGAGGGAGAACCATTCAGGGATATCGATTCTGAATTCTTACTGGGTCGTCAACGTGCAGTAATTAATCCTTAAATTTTATAAAATATGTATGTAAGTAAGTATTATACCTGCGAAGAAATAGACCAGCGGTTATTACAGGGTTACTATGATGACTTTGTTAAAGCTGGCTTTGGAGGAACTATAAATGAGTTCTGGGCCTTCGTACTCTCTATCAAGAATAAGGTAGATAAGAAAGAAGGATACGACTTATCGAAAAATGATTTTACCGATGAGTTGAAGGCTAAACTTGATGGCATCGAAGAACATGCAAATTATATCACTAAAGTTTCTCAGCTTGAGAATGATTTGAAATATCAAACCGAGGAAGAAGTTAAACAGATGATTAGTGATTTGGTTGATGGTGCTGATGATGCCCTTGATACTCTTAAAGAGTTGGCAGAAGCATTGGGCAATGACCCCAACTTTGCAACTACCATCACTAATAAATTAACCGACCTTCGTACTGCTTTAACCGAAGAGGTTAATCGTGCTAAGGAAGCCGAAGCTGCTCTGGGTGCTGCAGTAGCTGCAGTTCAGGATAACCTAGAATATGGGTTAGACCAAATCAATAAGAAGATTGATACCGTTAAGGCAGACTTAAAAGCTGAAATCGACCGAGTTGAGAAGAAGGTAGATAAGAATGCTGAAGACATCAAAGACCTTGAAGATAAGGTAAATCAAGATAATGGTGAACTTGAGAAAGAACTCAAGGACCTTATCCAAAAGGAAAAAGATGAACGTATTGCTGCCGATAATGAGATTAAGGAAAGTGTAAATGAACTTAAGACTCTACATATCAATGATAAGGCCGCACTCGAGGCAAAGATTGCCGAAGAAACTGCAAATCGTACAAATGCAGATACTGTACTGGATTCTAAGATTAACGAGGAAATCACTAATCGTCAGGCTGATACTTTAGCTCTTCAAGGTAAAATTGACCAAGAGAAGGTAGACCGTCATTCTGAGGACCAAGTTCTTCACAATGAAATCTCTAAAGAGGTAACAGACCGTACTAATGCAGACAATGCTCTTCAAGGTAAGATTGACCAGGAAGCTCAAGCACGTACTGCTGCAGACCAGGTATTACAGAACAATATAGATTCAGAGGCCACTACTCGTGCTGCTCAGGATTTAGTTCTCGAACACAAAATCGAGGATATAAAAGAGCAGGGTGTAGAAGACAAAGAACAATTGCTTAATGCTATTGCTGCCGAGGCTGCTGCTAGAGAAAAAGGTGATAAAGACCTTGATGCTAAGAAGGTAGATAAACGTGAAGGTTATTCTTTGACTAAGAACGACTTTACCGATATACTCAAAGCTAAATTGGATGGCATAGAAGAAAAGGCAAACTATATTACCCATCTCTCCCAGCTTATCAATGATGCCGGTTTCCAAACTGAAGAGGAAGTAAATGCGGCTATCCAAAAGATTATTGGTTCAGCACCTGAAGTACTTGATACTCTTAAGGAAATTGCTGATGCCCTTGGAAATGACCCCAACTTTGCAACTACCATCACTAGGAAGTTGGCTGCAATTACAGAACAGGTTAACCAAGAAATCGAAGACCGTATTGCAGGAGACGAGGCAAACAGTGCTGAAGTAGCTGCTGAAGTTCAAGCTCGTAAGGATGCAGATACTGCCCTTGAAACTAAACTGAAAGAATACGTAGACAATAAGTCTGCTACTGGAGATGCTGCACTCGGAGTTGTAAGAGATAACCTTAATAAGGAAATCCAAGACCGTAAAGATGCCGATACAGTAATTCAGGCTAACTTGGATAAGGAGATTGCCGAAAGAAAGACTGCTGATGAAGCATATACTCAAAGTCTGGCTAACGTTAACCAGCGTATCTCAGACTTGGCTTTGAGTATGCAAGAGTCTATCAATACCTTGCGTAATGAGCTTACCGAGCAGGTAAATGCCAATACTACGGCAATCGCTACTAACCAACATAATATCGAAAGAAATTCAGAGGCAATCACAAACTTAACTAAGACTGTAGGGGATAACTACAAGGAAGTTAAGGATATGATTAACGAGGAAATAGTTGACCGTACCAATGCTGATAGTGCTTTGAGTTCTCGTATCGATACTCTCAATATTGACCTTAATACTGAGAGTGTAGAAAGAAAAGCTGCAGACCAAGTTCTTCAGGTAAATTTGGATAAAGAAGCAGCAGACCGTACTGCAGCCGATAAAGCCTTGAGTACTGAGTTTACGGCTAAATTGGATAATGCTAAGCAGGCTTTGGAATCTGAGGTAGCTAGCCTTAATACTAAGCTTGAACAAGAAAAGGAAAACCGTATTGCTGGTGATAATGCTTTGGGAGTTCGTATTGATTCTCTAGAGGCAGGTAATACCGATGCTATGAATGAATTAAAAGCAAAGGTAAATGCTAATACTACTGCTATTAATGCAGAGAAAGACCGAGCAATTGCCAAAGAGACTTCTCTTGAGGCCAAGATTGATACCAACCTTCAGAACCATAAAGATGATATGGCGGGTATCAACCAAAATATACTTACCGAAAAGAATGACCGCTTAGCTGGTGATACTGAATTACAGAATAACATCGATAAGGAAGCTACAGAAAGAGCTAACCAAGATACCCTTATCAATAATGCTTTGGCTCAAGAGAAGGCAGACAGAATTGCTGCTGACCAAGCCTTAGATTCTAAGAAGGTAGATAAGGTAGACGGTAAGGTACTTTCTTCAAATGACTTTACTGATTTACTCTTTGCTAAGTTGGATGGCATTGAGGAACATGCTAACTATATCACAAAGGTATCTGAATTGTTGAATGATTCGGATTTCCAAAATTCTGAACAAGTAGAGGCAGCAATTCAAAAAATTATTGGCTCTGCTCCAGAAGTACTTGACACTTTGGCAGAGATTGCTAAGGCTCTTGGAGATGACCCCAACTTTGCAACTACAATGACTGCTAAGCTTACCGAGTTGGAGAATAAGCTTACTGCCGAAAAGAATCTGCGTGAACAAGGGGATAATACCCTACAACAGTCTTTCACTAACTTAAGTACTACACTTACTACTACGGTAAATGAGTTGAGAACTTTTGTAAGTGAAACACGGACTGAACTGTTAACTTCCTTGAATGCTACCAATGCTCTGGTAACTCAGAATGCTGCCAATATTCAACGTAATCTGGAATTGATTCAGGGTATTCAGGATAACATTAATGGTAACTATACTGCCATTACCGATTTGCTGAATAATGAAATCGCTGCTCGTAAGGCTGAGGATATTCGATTAGAAGCAAAGATTGACCAGAATACTTCTGACTTAAATACAGAGAGAGAGGAAAGAAAGGCCGCAGATAAAGTTCTCCAGGATAACATCGATGCAGAAGAAGCTGCCCGTATTGCTGCCGATACAGCTTTGGGTAAACGTATCGATAAAGAAATTCAGGACAGAACCGATGCTGATACTGCCTTAGATAATAAGTTCACTAACATTACCGATGACCATGAAGAAAGACTGGTAGCTGAAGAAGGTACTTCTGATGCTTTGCCTGATACCATGGTTACCGATGTTAGTACTGTAACCCGAACAGGTACTCAGCTTTCTTTCAAAGTAAAGACTTCAACCAAGGATAAGGCAAATAACCAATATGGTGAAGAAGTAGAAGCTACCAAGAATTTACTTCCGGTAACTCAAACTCTTGCTGGAGTTATGTCTGCAGCAGACAAGGTTAAGTTAGATGGGTTAGACCCAAATTCTTTAACTGACCTCTCTGCAGCTTCTGATGCTAATAAGGTAACAGTAACCGTAACTAAGGATAACGGTTTGAATGCTGATACTACCGAAACTTTCGATTTGCCTCAGGTATCGGCTACTAAGGCTGGTACGATGACTGCTAAGGATAAGGTTGAGTTAGATAGAATCTCTACGGCTAACTTTGCTCTTGGTGCAGTAACTCCCAATGAAACTACTGTTGGCATAGCTGCTACTAAGACCGTAGTTGAAGATGGTACAGTAGAACAGAATCCTATTACATTGCCTGCCTCTACGGCAGAGAAAGCTGGTGTACAAACTGCAGCAGATAAGAAGCTGTTTGATTCTATACCAGATAATATTATTATCTTATCTGGTGATAAACCAGTTGAGGTAGGTCAACAAAGCAGTTATGTTACTTTAACTCATAATTTCTCTTCTAAAAAAGAAGAGGGTATTTATACTCATGAGCCTGAAGATTATAAGACTACTTATATCCCAGCAGCTACTACAGAGAAAGCTGGTGTAATGACCGCCCAAGATAAAGTTAATCTAGATGAGACATTACCCAATGCTATTGCTCAAGAGGTTCAGGACCGTAAAGATGCTATCGAAGCTTTGGACGGTAAATCAGAAGCCGCTCTTGCTCAAGAAGTAGCTGATAGAAAAGCTGCAGATACTGCTTTAGATACCAAGTTTACTAAAGCTGTAAACGATGAAGCAACTGCTCGTACTTCTGCTGATACTGCATTGGGTGCAAGGATTGATAAAGAGATTGCTGATAGAACTGCGGCAGACACTGCCCTTGATACTAAACTGCAGAATAACATTAACACTCTAGAAGCTAAGCATGATGCCTTTGTAGCAACTAAGGGTAAGGCTGATGGCTTTGCTCCATTGGATGGGAATGGGTTAGTACCTGCTAACCATTTGCCTTCATATGTAGATGATGTACTTGAAGTATATGCTACCTATGATGTAAGCCCCACTGGAGGTCTTACTAATGTTCAATTGTATACGGATGCAGGTCACCAAACTCCCGTAGTTGGAGAATCTGGTAAGATTTATATAAATGTTGCCGATGGTGAACCTCCATACCAATTCCGTTGGTCAGGTACTAAATTCGTAGACAGTAATACTTCGTCTCTTATCATTGGGGAAATTGCAGGTACTGCTTTCGAAGGTAGTAGAGGTAAGCATCTTGAGGATGTGGTATCTAGCATGCCTAAAAATTTAATTAGTAAGGTTTCAATAGTTAACAAAAATAAGCGTAATGTTATTATCTTATGTAACTATTCTGCTACGGATGGTCAAGGGCATTACATTGATAAACCCGATGGGATGGTAATCCCTCTAACCCCAGCCACTACTCAAGAAGCTGGTCTGATGGATGCCGATAGTGTAATAAAGCTTAATCAAACCTTACCAGATGCTATTGAAGCTGAACAAGAGGCCCGTATTGCAAAAGATAATGCTCATGATACCTTTAATAGTTCTCTTCCAGGAATTATTCTTACTGGATTCACTCTTACCCATAATTCAACTAATGTAAGAGCTACTCTTAATAATAAAACTAAGAGTGCAGAGGGTAAGACTTATGAAGGTGCTACAGATTTAATTAGAGATATACTTGCAGCAACTAAGACTACTGCAGGTGTAATGACTGCAGCAGATAAGACTAACTTGGATAATACCGTACAGGGGTTGGCAAATGAGATTACCAATAGAACTAATGCCATCAATGCTCTTCGTACAGAATTGAAAACTTACGTTGATGGTTTGATTGCCGATACGGGTTCAGATGTAACTGCCTTAGAAACTAAGGTAAATAATCACATTGCCAATAAATCTAATCCTCATACAGTTACTAAAACTCAGGTTGGATTGGGTAATGTTAATAATACTTCTGATGCTGATAAGCCAGTATCTACTGCTCAAGCTACTGCTATTGCTGATGCTAAGGCTGCAGGTACTGCTGCTCAGACTTCTATCAATAGTCATGCAGGTAGAAAGGATAATCCTCATACAGTAACTAGAGCTCAATTGGGATTGGCAACTACTGACCAGGTAGTATTTGCTAAGACTACTGCTCCTTCTGGTTTCTTCAAAGAATCTTCAGATGTTCGACTCAAATCTAATATCAAGGATTTGAATCATACTCTGGAACAGATTTGCCAGATACCAACTAAGTCATTCGAAATGCTTGGTAAAGAGGACGAGGGAACTATTGCTCAGAATCTTGAGGGATTGGGATTTGGTAAATATGTAGAGGAAGTTCCAGTAGAGAAATCTACAGTACCTAATCCAGAGGAATTCGAAACTTTGGAAATCAATGGAGAAGAATATGTACTCGTAAAACAAGTTAAATATCACAAGATGTCAACTTTGGCAATTGAAGGTGTTAAACTTCTCTACGATGAGATTAAGGCTTTGAAGGCTGAGATTCAAGAACTTAAAAATAAATAATCATGGGAGAGATAGCAACCTGGAGTGCTGTCAAAACTAAAGTAGGCCTTGGTAAGACAGGAAATGACTGCCCTACCAAGGCTGAATTGTTAGCACTCTCCTCGACAGGAACAGGGGAGAATTATGTGGGGTTGGAACTATCCAATGCCAGTTCCTATGGAAATAATGAATGTGTAAAGCTGGAAGATATACACAAGGTAACCTATAAGTATACATTTACTTCTAGATACAGTAGTATAAGTTTTGATGCTTTGGGTAACCTCAGCTCTTCTAATCAGGGTTTTAGTTTTATTTCTACGAAACAGAAATATTGGGATGGAGTAGCTAATGGAGCTGAAGTTACTGTAAATTATATTATTAGTAATACACCTACATGGGTAACTAATCACGGTAATCAAGTACCTCCTTGGACTGTTTCAGAGAATCTGGGATTAACCTCTCGGTCAGATTCCAATACTCTTGTTACACAGAACGAATCTGGTAAAACTTTTAAAGTAACCTTTACTCAAGCTGCTGCATCTCAATCTTGGAGTTATGGATTTAGTGTAAACCCCACTTCTATGTCTTTTGGGGCAACTGGAGGTACTAAAACTTTCACGGTAACCTCATACAAGCAAGAATTAAGGAATGGTCATAACTATGGTAACCAAATTTCTTTAACTTATACTAGAGCTAATGGAGGAAGTGTATCCGGTACCGGTACTTCAGTAACTATGGGTAATAATACTTCTACCAGTACTCGTAGTGGTACCGTAACTTTAACCCAAGCAGAAACCAATAAGAAAGTAACCATATCTTGTTCTCAATCTGCAGGTTATAAGACTTATAGTGAAATTACTGCAAGGGGTGGAGCTGTAACAGATATACCTGCAAGTGGAGGTACAAGAAGTTCATTTACTACTTTGCCAACTTATTCCCAGACCTGGGGATGGAATGGTTCTACAACTGGAGGTGGCACAATTACAAGCGGTGCTAGCATTAGTTATGGTACTGCAGTTAGTGCAGGTTCTTTGGGAACCACGGTTAAATCTAGAACCCGGGTAGGAGCCCTTACTGGTACCTTATCACTAAATGGTAAAACCAAATCTGTAAGTGTACCAGTATACCAGGCAGCAAACGAATTTACTGGGTATACCTATGGCTCTTGGAGTGTAAGCTTAACGGCAAATTCTTATACCATCGGTACTACTGGAGGTAGTGTAACTTTGTACCCAAGTGCTAGTAGACCAAGATATGCGAATTATACTTCGGGTTCAAATACAAGGGATGGCTCTGATAGTGCTACTCCAAGTTTAAGTACCAATGGTACCTCAGGATTTAGTCTATCAGGTACTACACTTAGTGCTTCTGAGAATACCAGTACAAGTAGTAGGTCTATTAGAGTTACGGCTTCTTATGGAGGTGCTTCCGATTATGTGGATATCACTCAGGGCGGTGCAAGTGTATCTTATAATTATTATTTTAATTGGGGGAGTGCTCCCGGAAGTCAGACTTCTAAATCTATTACTCATCCAGCTTTGGGAAAAACTGAAGAGGTTCCATTCATCTCTTATAAAAAGAAAGTGATAAATGGTACAGAAACCTCTGATATATATCCGGTAGGAGCAAGTCGAAATGTACCGAGTTGGACTATTGTTAATATAGTAGATAATGGACTCTCAGTTAAAACTTATGAGAACACTGCTGAATCCTCAAGGTCTGCCACAGTAACAGTAACTCAATCAGAATCTGGTAAGAAGATAACACTTAATATTAACCAGAGTGCTGCTACTATAACCTATGATTATGTATTTAGTATATCATATGTACAACACTAGTATTTATTATATGAGAGACCCTAAAAACTTAATTATTAATTTCCTAAAACCAATAAAATTATGGGGGTAGAAGTAAAAGGTGCTGGCGATGTCGTTGTAATCGCGGACAGAGGCTATAATGACTGTTGCAACCGGGATTCCGGTTGGGGCTCTGGATGGGGAGCCGTTGGTGGTGCATTGGTAGGTGGTGGCTTTGGTGCTGCTGTGACCTCAAGAAGGTCCAACAGGAAATCAAGTGTCTCATCGAGAATACTGCAAAAGACCAGGAGATTGCCCGCCTTAATCGAGTAGTAGATGCTCAGAGAGACCAGAACATTATCAATCAAGTTGTGGCTGCCTTAAAAGGTACAACTATACCGGCTAAGTAATTTTTAATTTGCTGGGATGACTAAAAAGGAGTGCATCTATTTTAGGTGTACTCCTTTTTTCGTTTTAACACATTAACTAAGGAATTATGGAACAACAAGAACAACTCACCGAATTTAAGATACAACTAGCATTACCTGCTCCAAATATAGAGGTTGCTCAAGAAGTAGCAAACAAAGCTCAGGTACTCATTAATCAATTTGGATACTATCAATTTCTAAAACTGGTAGACTTCATGCAGAAGAATCCAGGTGCAGTATCATTCGGTTTAAACTTAATTAATAAAAGATGATTATGGACGAAAGAACATTGATTTTCCAAAAGGTACAGAAAGGTGAAATGATTTTCACATTAGAAAAAGACAGACGGTCTGGTTATCCTATTTTTGATACAGCAAGAATCGTAAAGGTAGGAGAAAGTAAACCAATGGCCTCTGGTGCTAAAGACGGCTTTGTTAACAGTGTCGAATTGGTAATCCAAGATTCGGTATCACAACTCACCATATACTTGCCATCACAATCTGATGAAGGTATTTATAATGGTGTATATTATACTACCGATGTAGTGAATATAATTAATGAGGTTACTATGCAGAAACATAATGCCTTGAATATACTTAACAATCGACCAAAGTTTGAGGCAATTGTTTCTGAATGCGATAACATTCTCAATTCAATTAACCAATCACCTTCTGCTCCAAGTAAACCTGCTCCAGGGTTTGAGGAGTTCCGTCAATACATGGGCCAACGAATCTCCACTCAAGAGACTCTGTTACAGAGAATTGCTCAGGAGCTGGGATTGGATAAACCTAAACAACAGTAAGAATTATGCCAAGTAAGTCGGTTAATATTACACTATCGACTCCAGTTGGCCCTCTAGAAATATACGTAGATAAACGAGAACAAGCTCGTGCAGAAAGGTTGATTGCCAAAACTCCAAGTATCTTAACCGAAGGCTATGCGAAAGGTACAGAAAAGTTTGGTAATCAACTTCTTCGTATAGTAAGACGAAGTTTGAATACGGGTGTTCCACCACCCGGTACCCATACTTCTTGGCCAAAACATGCTCCAGGTACTGTAAAGAAATATGGGGAGCATACTCTATTACGACTCACGGGTCAATATGCTAAATCCGTTACTGTAGTAAAGACCAAGAATAGAACTTTCGTTGGTTTACCAATTGGAATCAAGAAGATTACCTATACTGGTAAGACTTCAAGAAAGACTTTGAATCAGATAGCTATCATGTTAGAGTATGGTAGCAGAGATGGTAATTTACCACCTCGTCCTCTTTGGAATCCTGCATTTAAGGCTGCTGGTGGAAAAGCTGCCTTACAAAAGGAAATACGAAATGAAGTTAGAAAAGAAATAAGGAAAGTTAAAAATGGCAGCAGACTTTGAAATATCTTCATTATCCGGAACTGGTACTGCAACTATTAGGGTAAAGCCTAAGGCAGTAAACGAAGACATGAATAATATAAAAGAGCAGGTTCTCAAGGTAGTAGTTCAGGGTGTAGAAAGGGAAGTAACTCTGGTACAAAAGGCCGCTCCTAAAATAGTAGAGACCTGGGGAACTTATTTTAGTATCACTCCAGAAACTACTTCCCATACTTTCGATGGTACTAAAAGGGGTGAGACCCTAGAAATAGGTGTATACAGTTACCAACAGAAGTTTATCGATAATAAGCCTCAAGATGAATATCGTGCTGTAGATTGGAAAGTTGAAAGCTCCTCAGATTGGTTAGAGGTAACCCAAGAAATTGGAGAAGCTAATGCCGCAGGTAAGCTTACTATCAAAACTAAATCTACTAATCAAGAACATAACCCCAGTAACTATGACCCCTTGGAAAGAACTGCTATAGTTAAGATTATCTCACAGCAAGAACCTAACACTGAGATAGTTTTAAATATAACTCAATCTCCAGGTACTAGAACTACTAAGTATGGCTTTGAACCAACCCCGAATATACCATTCCCAAATCTTGGTCAAAATACTAGTACTGCTCAGATTAGTAATGTAAAGGGTTATCAGTACTACCTTATCAACGGTATTCAAGTTGCTAAATTTATAAAACAATTTAAGATAACCGATATAAGTAAGACAATAGAGGGTCAATTCCCTGGAGGTATTGGTTCTGAACCAATACCCTTTAAAGTATGGCTTACCGATTATCCTTCAAATATTGCTACTCAATGGGTTAGTGAATTAAACTGTGTTGGTCATTTACAAACCCTAATGAGTGGTTTTGGAGGTATTCAGGTAACTTATAATGGGTATATTAATGACAATGGCAATCAAAGTGTTCAGTTAAATATTAGATTAGGACTTTAATGGTAAACTCAGAAGAAATAGTAGAAAGAACTTTTTATATCTCTCTACTTAGTACAATGTTAGAGATGGGTCTTACCTTAAACCCAGAAGACTTCTTACCTTTGTCTCAAGAAAACGAAAAAAGATTTCAAGAGGCAATCAAAGGTATGAAGAAGTTTATACCACTTTTTGGTATAGGGAATAATCAAGTAAAAGGCCCAAAGACTCTCCCAAGAATAACCATAGAACTACAGGGTTATTATGCTGGAGATATTGGTGTGAATAAATACATCATTGGTGATAAACTTGAGGATGGTAATTACCAAGCTTCAGAGTTTCCTTATGAAACTAAAGATATTACCATAGATGTACATCTAGTTTCTCAAACACAAGCCGATATGAGGTTGCTACATACAATCTTATATACTGGCTTACCTGCTAGAGGATACGTGAGACCATACTTCAATGACTTAGAGGAATGGGAAAAGGGCAGGCTTGCTCCCACCGGAAACCTATTCATTGAAATTGGTAATTATTATGACCATCCCGATGTAGAACATGGTATACTCGAAAAGGTATATACCTATGTATGTAAAGATGGTATTCTCCCAGAAAAGCTTTTGGAAGAAGGTACACTTACACCTATCAAGGATATCTCAGTTCTCATTGGATTGTTAGAACAAAACGAAAATGAAATGTTAGAGTTAAAAGTACCTAAGGCATAGGTACAATACTCTAGGGTATAAATTAAACAAGTAATTAACTTTAATCACAATAGAATTATGCCAACTTCACCTCATGTTGATTTTAAGTTTAAGAACAACAATGTTCTTCAAACTACTCCCATGTTAGGAGTTTCTTGTGTATTGGCTAGAACTACTAAAGGTCCATACGATGACCCTTCAGAAATCATCTCTACATTCTCTCAGTTCCAAAGAATCTATGGTTCTGAAATTGTACCCGATGGTTCTGTATCAAATATCGAAAAGGCTTTGCAAGGTGGTTCTAAGCTTCGTGTTATTCGAGTACTTGGCAAAGGAGCTACTCAAGGTACAGTAACTGCTTCTCAGGCTGCGGCAAGAAAAGCTAAAGATTCAGAAGATGGAATTTCAGTTGCTTCTGCTGTACCCGACTCGGCTAAACCCTCTGCTCTGATTACTTTCAAATCAGGTAGTACTACCTATAGTTTTGGATTAGTAACCAAGGGATATGGAGATCCCATTGGTAGTGCAGATACTTTCCAGGTTGGTTTTTATAAGCAAGCTAATACCTTGTATTATAAAATCCATTCGGCTAATGGGCAAGTACTTGAACAGGGTCCAGTAATAACCTACAAAACTGCCGATGATAACAATAATACTTCGGTAGATTACCTTGCTCTTAGTGCATTTGCTAAGAACTCGGAATATATTAAGCCGGTAATTACTGCAGGTTCCTCTTTTGAAAACCTAATTAAGTGGCTTACCGATGATATTGATGGTACTAAGAATGCTATCACTATTACCGTGGGAGATGCTGCACCCTCCGAAACAGAGAAACTGTTTAATGGTACTATCGGTAGTGCAGGTTCCACTCCAACTGCCGAAGAATGGATTGCTTCACTGGACTTGGTAAAAGACTACACAGACTTCTACCAATTGTTTATTTCACATATCTCTCAACACCTTACTACCGATTCAGATGTACTCAAGGTATATAAGGCTGCTGCAGATATGGCAAAGGAATTGATGGAATGGGTACTGTATATCGAAGTTCCCAAACATTTAACCCATTATACTCAAGGTACTCAGGCAAGAGATTACAAAGCTCAGGTAACTTGGGTACAGACTTGCCTTGGTACTGTAGGTAACTCTAAGTACATTGCCTACTTTGGTGGTGGACTTAAGTACTACAACGAAAACGGTAATCTTCAGGATTCCGATGTAGTGGGTACTATTGTTGGTTTGGGAGATGCCTCTGCTACTCAATATGGTCCTTGGAAATCCTTTGCAGGTATGAACCGAGGAGTTATTGGGGATGCAGTTGGTCCAGTATGCCCCAACTATGGTTCTCCTTCTCGATATAACGAACTGAACACCCTTGCTCAGAATTATATCAATGAGATGGTAATCAAAGATACTCCAGATGCAGGTAAGCAAACCATGCTATGGCATTGCTTCTCTTCTCAAGTGAAACAGGATTCTGAAAGATTCCTTTCAATCGTAAGGTTGAATCTCTACTTGAAGAAGTTCCTTCGCCCGGTACTCAACAAGTATATTGAAGAACCAAACGTTTGGAGTACTTGGAAGAGAATCTGGTTGGAGGTTAAACCTACCTTGGATTCTTTGGTAGACGAAGATGCTATGACCGAGTATACCTGGATGGGTGACCAAGATGCAACTTCTTGGGATGACCTTTCGGTTAATAACGAAGCAGATGCTCGTCAGGGTAAGTACCGTGCTATCCTTAAGTATAAGGATGTAGTTCCTATGCAAGAGGTAACTATGGAGATTGTAATCGATGCAGCTTCTAAGGCAGTATCAATCGTAGAAACAAGTAATAACTTATAAACTCATAACACAATGGGAGCAAAAGTAAAAAACCCACGGAAGAAATTCTTGTGGAGCATCATGTTCCCCAAACACCCTATCAATACCTATCTATTCCAAAGTTGTACTTTGCCGGATATTGAGATTGACCAGGTTGCTCATGGGGACGTCAATAGAGACGTTAAAACTGCAGGTAGGGTTACTATAGGTAATCTTATTGTAGAGAAACTTATGACTACTGCAGGTTCAGACACATGGCTTCATGATTGGCTTTATGCTTGCCAAGATCACATAGTTGGTGGAGGTTTGGTACCAAGCCAATATTGGGAAACGGCTATTGTAAATGAACTTGCCGAAGATGGAGTCTCGGTTCTTAATACCCACGTCTTCGAAGAGGTATGGCCATGTAAGATTACCGGCTTAGACTTGGACAGAATGGCTTCAGAGAATACCATTGAGTCCATAGAGTTCTCAGTTGGTACTGCAGATAAATACTGATCCCTTAGTCTATTTTCACTAAGATTCGGAGGAGGGGTGGGATTCCTGTGATAGGAGCTCACCCCTTTCTTGTTGTTATACGGAGTACTATGAACATTTGTAAACATTAAATATATCAAATTATGGAATTTAGAACATTTAGATTTACCGGACCTTCTGGTTTCGAATATGAAATCAGAGAACAAAATGGTGCTGATGAAGATATTCTCAGTAACCTTTCAGACATGAAGACTTTGATGAACCTTACCAAGTTCATTGCAGCAATTGTAATTAGAACTACTGCTACCCCTAATGGGAAATTAACCGTAGATGATGCCCTTAACTTACCAGTCAATGACCGTTATGCTATTATCTTCAATTCTCGTATCTTCTCTTTGGGAGAGGAAGTAGAATTCGAATATGATTGGGGCAAAGAGAATGGTGGTAAGATTACTTATGGCCAAGACCTCCATGAGTTCCTTTTCGATTACGGTACTACTCCAACTGTAGAGGATTTAAATCAGAAGCCAGATGCTATCCCTTATTATCCAGAGGGAGTTAGATTGGTAGACCATGAATACACTCTTTCATCTGGCAAGAGAATTAAATTCGATTGTATGACTGGTAAGGGAGAACAAGAGTTCATGAAGTTGCCTTTGGATAAACAAACTAAGAATGCTCCTCTTCTTTGCCGTAATCTTCACTTAGAGGTTGATGGTAGTTGGGAGAAGGTAGAAAACTTTACTCCGTTTACTGCAAAGGATATGGCTGAGATGAGAAAGCATATCTTATCTATGGACCCTATCTTCAAAGGTGAATCTCATATCACTAACCCAACCACCGGAGAAGAAAGAACTTATCCTATAGTTTGGGCACCGAATTTTTTCTACCTGACGGAAGAGTAATGTTAGAGAGTGATTTTGTTTATATCACCAGAGCCGAGATAGCCTTAGACTATTTCGGCTTTTTACGTCTTCCGTACCGAATAAGGAAAATATTCAAGGAAATGGCCGAGCAATATTATAAACAATTAAAGAAAAGAAAGTAAATTATGAATACCAGTAGGAGTATAGTAGAGGTCGGTGTTGCCATGGTTTTAAAAGACCGATTCTCTCAAGAAGCTGGCAAGATATCTGGGTCATTCAGAACAATGATGAATGATATGAATACCTGGAATAGAGGTATACAGATGTCAGCTTCCAATACAATGGACTTCGGAATGCAGCTCGTAGGGGGAATGGCAAGGGCCTATAAATACTCTGCGGGTGTTCAGAATGAAGTTTGGACTGCTTCGAAAATTGCTGGTGCTACCATTGCAGAACAAAGAGAAATGTTACAATTGGCAAAAGATGTCAATGAGATAACTCCTCTTACTGCTTCGGATGTTGCATCAGGACAAAGATACCTGGCTATGGCAGGTAATAAATTCGATGCTATTAAAGAAATGATTGGGCCAGCATCTAAGCTGGCTTCAATCTTTACAATGCCAGTGGGACAGAAAGGTGGTGTAGCTGACTTGATGACCAATATCATGTCAATGTACCAAATCCCAATGACTGAAGCCGCTAGAGTAACAGATGATTTATATACTGCAGTTACTAATGCAAATATATCTTTAACAGACTTAGCCCAGTCCATATCTTATGCAGGAGCAGATATGGCAACTGCTGGAGTAGACCTTCGGCAAACGGCTGCTGCTATTGGTGTATTGGGTGATATGGGTATACAGGGTTCTATGGCAGGTACCTCACTGGCCAATATGATTCGTTACTTACAACTCTCTCTTGTTAATCAAAAAAAGAAAGGCTATAACGCTTTAGCAGACCTGGGCTTAAGTCCCGATGAATTCTTCGATGCTCAAGGTAACCTTATAGACCTTTACACTATCTATCAGAAGTTTGCTAAGGCCGCAGTAGATTTACCTTCACGAATCGAAACACCAACCTTCTTCAATATATTCGGAGTTCGAGGTAATCGAGGCATGCTTCCAGTACTTAGAGATATTGCTTCTGGTAGAGATAAGATGGGTAAGATACTTGCAACCTATGATCAAAACATAGGGGCAGTAAATAGACTTAATGAAGAACGTCTTAAAACTGATGCAGGTGTAATCGACCAATTTGAATCAAGTATAGAGAACTTAACCGTTACAGCAGGTGCGGCTTTGGGTAGAATCTTTACCCCAGTACTAAAGGTGGGTAACTCTATAATCAAAGTAATTAATTCTATCTCAGAAACTTGGGTTGGAGGTTTTGGTCTTAGAGTAGGAGCTACTGCAGTAGTAGTAGGTACTATTGTTGCAGGATTTAATACTGTAAGAGGTATTATTAGGTCTGTTGGGTATTTACAGACTATTGCTACTGCTTCTACTGAAGGTATGTCTGCTGCAGCAATAAAAACTAATACTCAGTTTGCCATTATGGAAGCACACATGGTAAGGATGGTTAACCTTATGAGAACCATGGTTCAACTCCAAATGATGTCAAGCGGTATCGGTATGAATTCTGCTGGTAGATTTTATAACACTAAACCCGGAAGATATGTTAAGACACCAAATCCTGGAGTACCATTAGCAACTACTATGGCGGGTAATTTAGCTGGAGGGGCTTTAGCTGGAGCAGGTGCCCAAGTTGGTAGTCAAGTGGCTAGGCAAGGTGCTATAAAAGGTTTAACATCTATAGGTGGTAGACTTATGGGATTACTCGGTGGACCCTGGGGATTAACAATTACTGTAGGTCTTCCTTTATTAATTGAGGGTATTAGTTACCTTAGTAATTCAGTAGATAGGAATACTGAAGCTCAGAATAAAGAGAAAGAAGACCCAACTACCATTAGAGCTCAGAATGAAGAGAAATTTATTAATGCTGTTAGGTTAGCTATTAAAGAAGGTATGAGAGATTCTCGTATCAATATCTCAGTAGATGGTCAAGCAGTTGGAGATTATGCTCCAGGTTCTCAACAAGATTTTACTGGAGCTGCATTTGTAATGGGAATATAAAACTAAAACACTATGGCTAGAGTATTAAATAAAGCAGCAGGTAAGGTTGTTGAAAAGTACAATGACCTTACAAGAGATACAGCAGGTGTTCTTACGGGTCCATTAAATAAACTATGGAGAGCTCGGATATTACTCAATCGAACTCTTTCTACTCTTCCCAAAGATGATGCTCAAAAGGGTAAACTCTATACTCCCAATGGAGTAATCGGAGAAGCTCAAATATCGTCTAAGAACCCTATTCTAAATAAACAACTCCAGGCTAAATGGAGAATGGAATTACAATTCCCAAGGTTAGAAGAAGGTGAAGGAGTAGACCCAGCAAAGGGGAATAAGAATACTACTAATTACAGAAACTTCGAGGCTAAAGCAGATGTTATATATCAGAATGAAGTAAGGATATATAACATGACTGTTAACCCCACTCAATACATTACCTTACAGAATAGACCTCCAGAAATAGATTTTAGAGGAGAAACCACATGGGCCACCATTAAATCAATGGGTCGCAATGTACCCATGTATCACTTTACTGGAGCTGAAGACATTATTCAATTCAATGTGTCTTGGTACTGTAATGACCCAGAAAATCCCGAGGAGGTAATCAATAAATGTAGGTTATTAGAGGCATGGTCTAAATCTAATGGTTACCAGGCTGCTCCTCCGATTGTTAAGATTGAGTGGGGGGATTCTGGTATATTCGATAACCACAATTATATCCTTACCTCAGCAACTTATACTCTGAAGAACTTTCAGAACGGTTATCGAATAAGGATACCCGGAAAGCCAGCTACTTTTGGTAATGGTAGGTTATTGCCTGCAGCAGCAACTCAAGAATTGATTTTCAAGAGAGTAAGTGCATATAACTTATCCTATGGAGATTTTATAAATTCCGATTCACTTAAAAAGACAGGAGGTATTAAATATGATTGATGTTAACCAATACCTAAAGGGAGCTAGCCCATACAATAATGCCTATGCTCTGAAGTATAACGATGGGGATTATTCCTTAGAAGCTAAACCTCCAGTAGTACCGGAATCCCCTAACGATATTCAACATACCGTTAAAGATGGGGAAACTCTGCAAAACATTGCTTTCAGGTATTATGGTGATTCTGGTAAGTGGTACATTATAGCTGAAGCTAATAAGATACTGAATCCTTTTAAGGAATTAGAAATGGGAACCCTAATAAGAATACCGACTTATGGCAGCTAAACAGAAACCTATATTGTATAATGGAATGGGCCAACCATATTTGGCCCTTTTCAATTTTAGAGGTATGCCTATAATGAATCCAATTACAGGTATACCCATTGGAGCGTATATAAGTACCTGGAGTTATAGATATGATGAAGAAAAAGAAAACTTGGCTACCATTACTTTCGATACGGGTAATCCTGATACTGTAGATATTGCCGAGATTCAAGAGAACCAAAACATTTGTCTTCAATGGGGATATATATACCCTGATGGCCAATTTATATCGGGACCCATAAAAATAATTAAGGTAAGGGAATTCGAAGCCGTATTTGATTCTACAGGTACTCATGTAACTATTAAGTGCATTGATTCTTCGGGAGATTTAAGATATCAACCTGCTTATGTCCATTCGGATATGGAAGGCTATAAATTATCTACCTATTTAGACAATGGCTGTGGGAATGCTACTGGTGTAATCATAGAAATATTTCAGTAATGGAACAACAGATAATAAGTAATAAAGTATACGAGTCACTACAGGTACCCACAGAGAATACCCGTACTACTACTGGTAAAGTACTCTATGCTAACAAATACAGTGGAGTAGCAGAAGTAGCTATGCCAGAAGATTTAAAAGCTTTAATTGATAGTGACTTTGGATTGGTGGGCAAGAACGTCTTAGTTCAATTAGAACAGAAGATGAAAGGGTACACTAATGGGCCTTGGTATGTAGATTCAAGGGATGGTGTTATCTATATACATAATCGGAAATTCCATGAAGAACCGGTATGTACTTATACATATCAAGGAGAGAATGGGGAAGTACTTAGAGTATCTTTTGCTACTCAGGAAATAACTAAAAGAGTTAAAGCAGTATTAGCTCCATCTCTAGACCCAGATAGTAAAGATTTATCGGTATTATCAACTAATATAAATGAGCCAGAGGATAAACCTCCATTAGCTTTAAGACCTCCTGTGGCTCAGGTAGATAACCTTATGGTGTCTAATATTACTGGCAATGGGTTTGAAGATTATAGAAGTCATCCTACTACTCCTACAGAGGTAATGGATGCTTGGGACACTCAGCTTCAGTATAACATGGAAAAAACTGCAGAATATAAAAAGCGGGTAGAGGAATATGAAGCAGTTGGTCCAGTAGGTGCTTATGAAGCAGGTAAGCAAAGAAAATTCGATGAAATGTCTACCGAAGAAGTACGAGCTATCATTAATCAAGCAGCTAATGAGTTACCTGACGATAAGAAGAATGCCCTTAAACAAGTGCTAAGAAATTCTAAGAATGGTAAAGAATTAGAAGCTAATCTTAAGAAATTATTAGAGTATGAAAGATACCTTTTCGAAGACGAAGATGGTATGGAGTTTATGGTAGAGGAATATGTAGACCCATTAGACTATGACCCAGAAGGCTATGCTTCTAAACAGGCCGGAGCAGGTATAGCTTCTGGTATCAATTTCCGAAAGGGAGTACTACCTGCATCAGAAAGAGGGTTCGAAGCTTTAAATAAAGACCCCTATACTGAAGTACTATCCGGTATGGAGATTGATACTAATAAACACTATGGCCAAGGTCAATATGGTAAGAAGGTTAAGGTAAGGCACATGAAAAGGGTAAATCTCGAGGTACCTCTTTATAAACTTTACCATAATTTATTTAGTAGATACGGTGGTGCCGATAAGTATGCTTGGGCAGCTAATGCTAATGCCAATGGTGGTTTAAAGCAAACTGAGAAAAGATTAGTATGTCAACTTCAGGTAGTGGGTAGACCTATGCTAGCAACTTCCCAAATAATCCGAATAGATAATGTAGGGAAACGTTGGTCAGGGCTTTGGTATATAAAACAATGTACTCATTCTATGGACGCTGGTCAAGGGTATATAACTAATATGGAATTAGTAAAGAATAATTCCAAGTCTGGTTCTGTAACTTCTAAAACTGATTTATCTACTCAAAATATCGTAGCTAATGATGCTAAAGCTAATGCTAAAACTACAAAGGGTCAAGATAAAAAAGCTTTAAGTACTTCTCAGAATCTTAATCTTAACTTTACTTATAATGAGAAGGTATATTACAATGAGCATTTCTTGAATGATAAGGGGGACATAATTGATATCAAGGGTCAAGCTGAGTTTATTCGAAAGAAGGCTTATTATACTGAAGTAAATGCTGATAATCCCCAAGCCTTGGCAGAGGGTATAGTGTTATCTACAGGTAATACAGTTACCTCTAAGGGTAAGTTAATTCCTGGTAAGATATCAGTTAAACAAATCCAAGTGCCTGAAGATTATGAGGTTAAGTTTAATTATATGGCCATAGCTAATCGAATATACCGAGACATAGCTAAAAGGCATAAGCGAATTGCAAGTCAAATCTATGTAGAAAAATAAGGGTATGAGTTACGAAACAGCAAAGATAATAACCGACGAAGGCTTAGAGGGTCTTGGTCGGTATTACTCTGTTTATCGTGGCATTGTTATTGATAATAACGATGTAGAGAAACATATGAACAGGGTAAAGGTATGTGTTCCAGAGGTAATGGGTGGAGTATTTGCTTGGGCATATCCTAAAGGACAACATGGTTCAATTAGTTCTGGTTTCAAATTCTTAGCCCCTAAAGTGGGAGATACGGTATTTGTTACTTTTGAATTTGGGGACCCAACTAAACCTCTCTGGGAATACCATGGTTGGGGAATGAGTCAAATACCCCAACCTCTGGATGGTCCCAATAAAATGGGGATAGTTACTCCCGAAGGAAACTTAATAGTAATAGATGATGATAACGGAGAACTCAATTTACATTTCAATGGATCTGTAAATGTTCGTTCGGAGAAAGAGATAGTAATAAATGCCGAAGGGGATATCAATGTATCTTCTGGTGATTCCGTGATACTTAATACTGGAGAAAATGGCGGAGTAATCAATATTTTTCAATTAACCGAAAAACTAAATCAAACTATCCAAGAACTAGAACAACTTCGCGGTATGTTTAATTCTCATGTACACTCAGGTGTAACTACTGGACCAGGTTCTTCGGGTCCAACTTTAACTCAAGTAATTAAACCTTTCTCACAATTCGTTGTAGACGATTATGAGGATAAAACCTGCATACACTAATGGAAAAGAATTACTTTACAGACTTAGTTGGTATAGGTGTAACTTACCCTATCCAACTTACAACTAATGAAAAGGGTGAAAGAGGTTGGTACCCAGTAAATGGGGATTTTAAACTTATCAGAGATAATATAAGTTCGATATTATATTACATGATAGGCCAGAGATTTCGACAGGAAAACTTTGGTAGTAAACTATGGCAATGTATTGAGGAACCAAACTCACAAGCCCTAAGTTTTATAATTAAAGAGTTTTTAAAACAAGCCATAGGTGCTTGGGAACAAAGGATAACCTTCCAAAATATCACAGTTACTAGAGTTGATGCAAAAATACACATAGAAGTAACCTATGTAGTAAATGGAACAAATTCTAGTCAGTACCTCGATATCACCTATGATCGGTCGGATAATTCATTAAATACACAATAATATGGGAATCACAAATAAATGGCTTAACCCATACCAGAGGTCTTATCAACAGATTAAGGCCAAGCTGGTTGAATCCCTTATGGGACTTAAAGACCCTCAAGGTCAGAAACTCATAACGGATTATTCGGAGGGGAACATCTTAATTATCATCCTCTCATTATTTGCGGCAATTGCCGAAGTACTTCACTACTATGTAGATAACATGGCAAGGGAAACCTTTCTACCTACGGCAAGAAGGTATGATTCGGTAGTTAAACATGGAGCTTTGGTAGATTATCATGCTCGAGCAGCAATTGCTGCTACAGTAGATGTAATCTTATCCAGAAGCATTACTGGTAATTCCATTGGAGCTAAGTTAACTATACCCCAAGGTACTCTGTTTACAGATTCTAGTGGTAATTCCTGGTTATCTGCTAGAGACGTAACTTGGTATTCAAATGTAACTACTTGTAAAGTACCCATAGTTCAACACGAGAAGTATACTGCAAGTGCTTTAAATAATATGGTAATACCTACTGGAGATAGAGTTATAATTCATCTGGGTACTCTACCCAATGGTAAGTATTATGAACAAGGTTCTATGTCATTGCAGATAGGTGGGGAAACTTGGGTATTAGTAGATACATTTGCAAAATCCAAACCTACAGACAAACACTTTATGGTTTCAGTAGATGAATCTCTAAGCCCCTATATAATGTTTGGGGATGGTACCTTTGGTAAGAAGCCTGCAGCAGGAGCAAAAATAACCAATGTGGTATTCTACTTAACCAATGGTACTCAGGGTAATGTAAAGAGTAATACTATTACTTCTGTACCTTCAGTAATCTCTTCTTCAATTACTGATGCTACCGTAAGTAATGCTTACGATGCCGGAGGTGGTTCAAACTATGAAAACTTTACAATGCTCAAAGAACATATACCTTTGAGTGTAAAGACTTTGGGAGTAGCAATTACCAAAGAGGATTTCGAAAGTTTAGCTATGTTAGTTGATGGGGTAAACAAAGCTAAAGCCGATTATGAATGCGGTAGAAAGCTTACAGTATATATTAGCCCCGATGGTGGAGCTGTTGCTTCTTCTGAATTAATCAATAGGGTATACAATCTATTATCTCAAAGAGCTCCTATGACCACATGGTTAAAGGTTAAATCTGCAGGTAAGGTTCAGATTATTCTAGAGATGGGAGTTACTGGTAAGAAGTCTTATAAGACTGCAGAGATACAAACTCAAATTCTTACAGCATTATACAATGCCTATTCTCCAGAGCAAGCTCAGATAGGTGGAAGCGTAAGGTTATCAGATATCTATGCCTTAATAGATAACTTATCAACAGTAGATTACCTTCACCTTACTAAGTTCTATATTAAACCTTGGCCTACTACCATCTATGGTAATAAAGAATTGAACTTGGGTCAGTTTAAATTGAATAAGGCTAAAGGGTCTATGACTTACTATATTACCTTCAATTCATCCACTACTTTTACTGTACGTTCTGTATCAAATGGGTATATGGCTACTGGTACTGTAGGTAATTCTATACAGGTAATAGATAAGGCTAATGGTTTTGACTTCTCTTTGGATATTCAGAACAATAGCTATCAGTCTGGTTACAGATATTCTATTACGGTATCAGAACCTAACCATGACTATGAAGACCCCGGTTTTAATTTACCAGTATTCGAAAATGCTTCACAATTGACTTTAACCGTAAAAGAAATTGTATAATGATAAACCTCAAAAATCTAATCGACTTTTTGCCATTCGAGTATAAAGCTCAAGATACCTATAAGGTAAATGGCAAAGGCATCTTAGAGAGGTTTCTAGAAATTTGTGGAGAGCATTTTGAAGATTACATTACAAAGGATATTGAGAATATCTTGGACATTATTGATATAGATAAGGCTCCGGATATGTATCTCAATTTCCTTTGGCAATTCCTCGGAGAAATGCCCTTTGCTTATGGGAACACTATAGATGCACAGAAATGGGCAGAGTACTTTAATGGGTTCTACTCTGATGGTAAACTCCAAGAGTTATCTAAGCTTTGGATAATACCAAAGGAGGGACCCTTTACTTTAACCAGTACTCAAGTAAGAAACATCCTGAAGTATTCGATATCTCTTTTTAAAATAAGAGGTACCTCTGAGTTCTTCGAAATAATGATGAGGCTGTATGGGTTAACCTGCGTAGTAACTGACCCTGCAAAGGCTGATAGTTATGATGTTTGGGTAAAAGGTAATCCGCACTTTGACCAGTATTACCATTATGACGATAAGTATACCTATGATAATACTTTCGATTGTTCTCAATGTATACCGGTAACCTTTAGACTTACCGGTCATGGATATACTTCGAACTCGGCAGCTTTCAGAAAATTTAGAGAAGCCGTAGAGGCTTTCTTTAAAAGATTCATACCCTATCATGTATCTTTCGATATTCAATATGGGTTTACCGTAAATGATGGGTATACAATTAAAGCTGAGTTAGTAAATCCGGACCAACCCAATCTTATTACTTCAGAGGTATATGAAGTACCGGTAAAGGTAACTGTAACTTCAGATTGGATAAATGCCGACCTAAGATATCAGATATCCAGTGATAATATAAATTGGGGTTACACTAAACACGAAAGTGGTTCCATTTTTAATATACCCAGAGCAGGTACTTATTATTTTAGAAGTGTGGGAGACCCTACTAAGGTAACTCAAATCACGGTTAATCAAGAATCTTATAATCGAGTATATTCTATTACTTGTGACCCTATTACTGGAAAGATGACTCCTACTAACCTAAAAGTAAGTACAGTAGTAAGGGCAAACGTATCCTATAAGGGTACTATGAAAACCTGTAATGTACGATTATCCGGTACTGATATAGTGAAAGTCTCTGGCTCAACTTGGGAATTTTCAGAGCCTGGTACCTACATCTTTGAGATTGTAGAGTTCCCAGTAAAGCAAACTTCATTTGTCGTAACTCGAGAAGAGGTTACATATAAGGTAAGATGTACACCTTCTGAATTTAGAGTTGGAGATAAGCAAAGTATCAAGGATGCTACTACCACTCTTACCATCGAATCGAATTACCCAGAATCATTTACTGGTGAACTATATTGTAGGCTAATTGGTGATACTAAGTTGTTTAAGAACGGTGATAAGTTTACTGCTAATAGTTATGGTACTTATAAGTTTAAATGTACACTGGATAAAAGGGAAACCGATGAAGGTGTAGGTATATTCGAAGTAGTATCTGGTAAGACTGCAGTATATAGAATTACTGTTAGCCCACCAACAGTCACATTATTCAATGGCTCTGCAAAAGCTACAGTAAAGATACAACGTATTTCTGGTAATGGGGATGATTACAGAGTAAGGGTAATTGAAACTGGGGAAACCTTTAATGCTCAGAATGGTTATGTATATACTGCAAATAGGACAGGGACTTATACCTTCCAGTCTGTAGCTTATTCTACTGCTAAGACTACTTTGGTAGTTAATAACTCTCCAGTAGTATATCAGAATAAATTAAAGATAGTACCTTCGGATGCTACAGACAGTCATTGGAAAGAACCCAACTGGGCATTACCAGAAGACCAGATAGATGATACTTATGCAGTATACCAATTACTGGATGAGAAGTCTGCTTGTAAGTTCCATCTTGAGGAAATGAAAAATGGGGTCAATGTAAGTGGTACTGCTACCTGTGATGAGAACGGGGAAACCTATAACCTTGATGAGGAAATTGTTCTTACCAAGGCTGGGACTTATACCTTTGTGGCAGATGATGGTTCTTCATTAAGATGTCAAGTAATACTGGAAGATTATCCTACAATCATCGAGATTTCTTGTACTCCCCCTTATGCAGAATTAAAGGGGAATGTTAAACAAGTATCTACTTTAATCAAGTGTACTTCTAATAAACCTGACTTCGATAGTCGAATAAGGGAAGTTGGTAAAGTAACTACTTATGACGCAGGTGGTGCTGGTTATGAATTTGTAACTGCACAAGCTGGAGAGTATATATTCGAATCAGTGGTAGATACTTCGAAGAGAACTAAGTTCACCGTAGTAGATGCAGACCTCTTAAGCGTTAGTCCTCAAAAGTTAGAATGGGAACATGATGACCTCTCAGAGAAAACATTTACCATTACAACTTACAGTAATCAATCTTGGCAAATAGTAGAACAATGATAAATTCAACAATCGATAGAATAACAGAGACCACAACTCAGTCTTTATTCAAGGCATTCACTGTGGGTATATTGGGAGAGTGTACACAAATCTTGTATAATTTGAGATGGATGATAATTCTTGCAATAATTCTAATCCTATCAGATTTATGGTTTGGGTTATCGGCAAGTAGGTTACAGAAAATCGAAATTCGAAAATCTAGAGCTGGAAGAAGAACTCTAAACAAAATAGTAGATTATATCTGTTATGTTCTACTTGGTGCTGTACTTGGTAAAGCTATTGGGGAACCCTATGGGATGAACCCAATAGTGGTATCAATAACGGTTATGGTAATATGCTACTGTTTCGAAGTAGATAGTATATATGGACACATCTGTGAAATACATGGTATTAAGAAACGGTACAGTATATGGAGAATACTCTTTAAATTGTTAACCCTCAAGTTCAAGGATGTAAGTGAAGCATTTAAAGATATGTCAGAACAGAAAAATCAATTTAAAAATACTAAGGACAATGAAGACGTACTTTAAGTATGAAGGTATTATTAAATCAAAGGAAGCAGCAGAAGCAATTGCTGCTCCTTCTGGTTTAGGACCATTCTGTGGATTTGGCTCAGCTACCATAAATGGTAACAAGTTAGTGGTATCTCCTCAGGGAGTTGCTGGAAGTAAGTATGCCAATGTAATCAAGGATAGGATTATGGCAAGGTATATGGCAAAGGCTTCAGAAGATGGGGAATTGCCAGACGTGAACTTTGGGTGTATTTCAAGAGATGGGTATGTATTTATATCAGATGAACAAACGATTACTATTGAGAACATCCAAGGTACTCAAGGTTCAACAGAAGAAGTATTACTCTTTGCAGTACATACTACTATTTCTGAACCAGTAGATAATCCAGTAGACTTCGTAGCTTATTGGAATGAATCTTCCGAAAGCTTTTACACATTGTTTAAAAAGTCTCTGGATATTTATTATCCGATTGCCGAAGAGAATCGTACACCGGATATCATTAATAATGATGTATATTCTAATTACGATATGACCTATAGCAATCTTCTAGAGATGGTAGAGAGTGCTTGCCCTTATTACTCTAATAATAAAACTTCCGTTGTTCTTATCGGAGTATATGGTAAGGGTACCGATGCAATGACCAAACGAAATGAGAACTTTGCTATCGTACCCTATCAGGGTAAGTTCCAAGAAATCCCTTATACTACTGCTGCCCAGAGTATGATGAAAGAATCAGTGAAAAGAGTAGAACAGATAAATTCAGGCTTTCCAGTAGTAGATGAATCGGGTACTAAGTTAAATATCAAGCAATACATTGATAGTCAAATTGAGGCTATCAGAAAAGAATTCTCTGAATCTCTGAGTACTGCTAACTTACCAATCGGTTCTATTATTCTTTGGGAAACCGATGTAATACCCGATGGTTGGGCAGAATATACTAAGGCAGCTGGTAGAATAGTTATTGGTTACCAAGCTGGAGGTGTTCAAATTGGGGATGAAGTAATGTTACAGAATGTTGGAGATTACTATACACCAACTAAGGGTAATTTCTTAATCTCTATTAAAGGTGATGACCTTCCTAAGCATAGGCATGCTCTTGGTGTATCTAAAGGTAAACAAGATAATGCCAATAACTGGGAGAACGTTCGTCCTCAATCTTTCTTTAATAGGGAGACGGGATTGAATGGAGATTTCGGTAGAGGAACTCCTACCAAGGGTATTCAAGATGGTGCTATCGTAGTAAGCTGGAACCTATTAGGGGAATCTTTCTTACAAGAAACTTCGGTAGAAACTTTGGATATTGAGAAATTGCCACCGACTATTACATTACGATATATCCAAAAGATATCATCATAAAGTTGTTATTAGTTATTTAGTAGTATTAAAACTCATGTGTATTATTTGTATTGTTTAAGAGTAAACATTTGTTTACAATCTGTGTTTTGCGTAGTAAAAATTAATTGGGAGAGGGACGTTGGGAAACGCCCCTTTTCTTTTGTGTTAATACTTAAGTTCTTCTTTAGCTCGGTCTTCCCAATATTGTATATCTTGTCTAAGTTCCGAGATGTATCTCATAGATTCATTAGTCTTGGGCATTTCGAAAAATTCGATAAGCATTATATTAGTTATTCGAGTACTATTTTCAAGCCTTTCCTTGATAAAAGGGGGAGGAGTAATTAATACCTCAAACAAAAGATAGGCATCTGGAGAAAGCTTATCCTTCATATAAGTATACATCATATCAAGCATTTCTGATTTAGCTTTCTCTTCTTCGGTATCATCCTCTAATTCTTTATCATTATCGAATAAGTCATCGAGTTTAAAGAGGCTTTGATTATACTCTGCCTGTTCTCCGTATGCAGAACGAAGCAATTTATTTTTGAATGTACTAAGTGATGCAAGGATTCTTGCTTTAAGATGTTCTTCAGTACATTCACCATAGTATTTGTTGAAAACAAATAACATCTTATCCCAGAAATAAGATTGGATAATATCCGGTGTAAGATTAAATCGTTTATAATCAATCTGTCTGGTAAGGTTTCTAATTACTGGCTTACAAACTTTATAAAGTCTGTTGAAAGTAGCTTCATCATATTCTTGCATAGGTTTTAATCGATGAAGCTCTGAACCGTTATTTCCTTTACTTTTTCCCATGTTTTTAAATATTCGTTATGCAAATATAAGTATTTTTTCTTATATAAAATAATAATATTAAATATTCGGGAGCTTAAGGTAGTGGATTAGTAGTTTCTAGATAGATGTCAACATACTTAGAACTATCTCGGTACTATCAAAATCTATTAGTTTATATAATATTGCAATATAGATATGAAGAAATTTAAAGACAACATCAAGTTCAGTTTTTCTCCTGAGTTTCAGTTCGAGATACTCAGGTTTGTTTTAAAAGATAAGGAAGGAGGATTAGTACTCAAAAGGATTAAATCCAATTACCTGGTTCTCATAGAACACTCACTTATCTTTGAGGGTATATCAAAATATTTTAAGAAGCAAGGCAGAATGCCCTCCGAGAATATCTTAAAGGAAGTATTAAAAGAGTTACTAGAATCTAAAACCTATGTGGATTTGGTAACTAAAGATGATATACCCAATATCAATAAACTAATAAGTAATCTCTATCATATACCCCTATCGGATTCTGATTACATAAAAGAAAAGATATATCAGTTCTCTACTTATGTTGAGATGAAGAACTTAAATGATTCCTTCGATTTGGATAACTTCGAACAATACGAAGAGTATTCGAGGAAGATTGAAAAGGTACTTCAGAAAAGTAAACCTAAGAAAGAAGATGAACCCTTATATATGATTCGGGATATTACTGAGAGACAGTTTAGAAGACAATCAGAACCCTCGGTAATACCCTGCCCATTTAGGCAGTTGAATGAACTAACTAATGCAGGAGGTTATCCAGAGCATTCTGTTAATGTGATACTAGATAAACCCAAGGCAAAGAAAACCTTCTTTATGGTAAACCTTGCAAGAGGTTATCTCAGAATGAAGAAGTCAGTATTATATATTGATACAGAAAATGGCCAAGAACAGATCATGGACCGTTTCATTCAATCCAGTATTAATAAAACCAAGAAGGAATTATATTCTGGTGAATATGATAAACTTGAGGCAAAGCATTTAAGGAAACTTGCAAGGTTTGGAGTTGAATTAGTAGTTGAGCGTGTACCAGCAATGATTACTAATACCACTTATATAAGGGAAAAGATAATTCAATTTCGTAATCAAGGAATCGATATTAAAGTTCTTATGGTTGACTACGCTGGTAAGCTTGCATCAATAGCGGGTGATAGAGAAGATTTCGAAAGGATATCTAATGTATACGTAGACCTTCAGAATCTGGCAGAGGAATTACATTTAGACATTATATGGACTGCTCATCACATTACTCGTGAAGGTAAAAAGCATAGGCTTACTAGATATGACGAGAATGATATATCTGGTTCAATTGCCATTGTTCGTAATGCCCAGGTTATCATGGGTCTTAACTCTACCGAGCAAGAAGAAAAAGATAATATTCTTCGAGCTGAGATAGTAGTACAAAGGGATGGTCTTCCTTCCGGTAGAGCATTATTCAAATGCGATGTCGAAAGGCAAAGATGTACGGAATTTACAAGGGAACAACGTAAACAATATGATGAAGTATATGGTAGTAAGTTGGATGAACAATTTAAGAAGAGCCCTAATCCAGATGCGGATTCTAAGAAAAGGGAAAGGACTACTGGAGACATTTAAATGTAAGCTTGGATATCATGAATGGGTAGCTGTTCATTGGTCTGAGTTTAAACAGAGACCTCGTAGGGCAATCTTTTCTAAGAAAGGTGGGAGAAGAAAAGCCCAGTATTATGAGAAACGATATGTAAAATATTACTGTATGAGATGTGGGAAGAAAAGATATGAAAACAAAGAAAATAGAAATAGTAAAAGATAGATGGTCTGATGGGGTAGTTTTAGAAATATCCCATAATGGTTGGCAAACCACTTGTATCAACGATTTAGATTTAGAGGATTTAAAGAAACTTCGAAGAGTAATTAGGAAAGCTATAAGAGAGTATGAAAATAACTAATCAGTTTAAATCTAGATTAAGGACATACTTTATTAAACGATTGGAAGGTTACGATTATCGACATGGCTGGGTGCGTATACCAACTTGCCCCTATTGTGGGAGAGAACATAAGTTGGGAGTTAACCTTTCTATGTATAGAACCAATTGTTTTAGATGTAATGCCCATCCTTCCCCTGCTCAACTAATAATGGACATAGAGGGATTTACTGAGTACCATGAACTAATTAATTTTTTGAACAATGGACAATTTGATGAACTTCAATTTAAGGAAGAGAAAATCGAGCTTGCCGAAAGTAAGCCAGTATATCTCCCTGAAGGATTTAGAAATATTTCGCTTGGAGACAGCCAACTTGCAAAAAGCATTCGAGGGTATGTCAAGAAACGCGGCTTTAATATCGAGAAGTTTTCAAGATGTGGTATCGGATATGGAACAATGGGTACGACATATGGGTACCTCATCATCCCCTTTTATTACAAAGGCCAACTTAGATATTATAATGCTCGAAATGTTATCGGCAAAGGGCCCAGATATAATAACCCAGACAAAGACATCACCGGTTTGGGAAAACAGTTTATCATCTTTAATCATGACGCATTGGAGATGTACAGGTCGGTATTCATTTGCGAAGGAGCACTTAATGCTCTCACAATTGGGGATAGAGCAATTGCCACAATGGGTAAAGCTATTAGTCAGTACCAAGTCAATGAGTTACTTAAATCCCAATGCCAAAGATATATTATCCTTTTAGACCCCGATGCCAGGTCTTATGCTGTTAATCTCGCACTTAAATTAGTAGCTTATAAAAAAGTCAAGGTAGTATTTCTTCCAGAGGGTTTTGATGTAAATGATTTGGGAAAGAAACAAACACTTAAGCTAGTATATCAAACAAGGTATCAAAGTTATCAAGAACTGATTCAAATCAGAAACTCTTTGGAGTAAGGAGTTCCTATTATATTATAAAATAATATATTTATGCGTGAACCATCTATCCATATAACTAAGCCTCAATTTGAGGAAATATTAAATACTTTAGAGGTAAATAATTTCCCAGTTGAGGCT